ATCTACGATACCACATCTCTAAGTCACAGATATTGTAAAATTTGTGACATTGTTTGTCAAGTTTTATGCATCAATTACTGGACATTTCTGAGTTGTCAAGGATTACTTGACAGTTGGATATTTACTACATTAATGCGTATATCAGCGTTTAATGTGTCATATATCCTACATTTTGACTCATATCTATCCTTTATAAGTCAAGTTATCAGCTTACTTATTCATGACGTTAGTAAATCTATAGGTTTATCAATTTGCGAATTGTTTAGAATTATGCTGATTGTCGTACTCATAGTACAGATATTGGCATGTTTTTAAACTTATTGTTTAATTCACCGCATTTTTACGGCGATAGTCGCCGTTAAATACCGCACAGATAAACAAGTCATCAGCCCTAATGCGAGTATTATGTTTACACGCTTAATAATTATAAGAAGGAAACGCTATAACTAATTGATTATCAGTATAGGTAGTTCAGAATACTGGAAAATATTTGGGTGATAGCATAAAAAGTACTTATATTTGATGCTATGAAGAGAGAGGCTTACATAAATAATCCCTACAAGATAGAGGGAATAGATGAGAGGATATATACTACGAAGGAAGATGAGCAGCTGACCATTGACCCAGAGACAGGTCAGTATTATTCCATGCGTAGATTAGGCAAAGATAGTAAAGTTTTGCATGACTCTTTGGTATATACTAAGCTGTTTCAGAGTAGTCTTAGTAGGGTTGTTAAATTGTCTCCAGCGGCAATGAAGCTATTGTTTTATTCAATGTCATCTGTAAGACCATTGTCTCAGCTTATTGTGCTGAATCCTCCAGATTGCTCTGTGGCGTGTGGAATGTCTGTGGCAAGCGTATATGAAGGAGTAAATAACCTATTGGATAATGACATTATAAGGAAGAAGCTAGGCTCAAGGATAGAGTTCTGGTTTGACCCTAATGTGTTCTTTAATGGCAATAGGATAAAAGTATTAAATAAAAGGAGTATATGAGCAAACAAACAGACCATGTTCCCGATGTCAGGAAGAAGGCTAATAAGATGGTAGACGCATTTTATAAGCACTTACCACTTAATAGACATGTCATATCAGAAGGCGAATATGACGGATGGACAGAGGCTAAGGAATGTGCGCTGATTGCCGTTAATGAGATACTTAGGCTAGATGCTATTAAAGAGCTTCCGCTAACACACCATTACTGGCAAGAAGTAAAAAATGAAATAGAGAAATTATGAAGGCAAAATGGCATGCACAGATGCTGATTGAGAGATTCTATCCTCATGTTCAGTGGAAACTAGGTCAGGAAGACTGCCTACAAAGAGCTAAAGAATGTGCTATCATAGCACTTGATGAGATATGGTATGTAGTAGAAGGATATGAGGAGGCGTTGTCAGCGTCACAAACATCAGATGCTGAAGAGTATTATAAGGAAGTAAAAAAAGAAATACTTAAATACGATGGAAAGAGAGATTACGCCAAAACAGATGGCTGAAAAGATAGTGCGCATGTTCTCTAACTCAGAAAATATAACACATTATGAGTCAAAGAGGTATGCACGAATGGCAGTAGACTTGATATTATCAGCGCATCCTACAAAGAAGATTTCAAGTACGTCAATAGAGTACGACTACGAATTTTGGAACGAAGTAAAAAATAACATATGATATGCTGTATTTGTTCTAACCCAGCAGTAAATTCAGTAAGGGTACACGATGATGCGGTATTCTCTTACTGTGATACCCACCGAGCAGAGGCTACTATAGGTATCAGCGAGTATGCTCTCAAAGGAACGCTTGATAAATTAATCAAGGCTAAATCAGATTATATGGTTAACTTTAAAAGCGCAAGCTACCATGAGTTTGAGAAGTGTAAGATGATAACTGAGAGTATGCAAGATGACGATAGTTCTGTAACTGAACAGCCTTTGTAATATGAATGACAAGATAGTGATATATGGGCAAGTGCCTTCTAAAAGTAATGGCTATAGGATAATAACCATTAAGGGTCATGGCTCACTGGCGAAGACAAAAGAGCTGAAAGACTACGAAAAATCGTTTGCCTTGCAATTTGGTAAAAAAGAGAAAATAATTGGTAACTTTGGCGTAGAGGTTGATGTATATTTCAGAAGCAATATGAGTGACCTTGATGGCATGTTTAAGGCTTTCCTTGACTGCCTGCAAAGGGTAGAGGCAATAGAGAATGATAGGTATTGCATGAATATATCAGCCAGAAAATTTGTTGACAAACAGAACCCAAGAATAGAATTTAAAATTATTAAACTCGATGGCTAAGGTAAGGCTAAAAAGAAAGGATAGAAAAGAAGTTGATAGTATACTTGCTGCTAATAGGGGCAAAGACTTTGTTGAAAGGTTTTTTGAGAAAAAAACTAAAAGCATACCAGACCCAGATGAGCCCGGATATAGCATGACGCACAAAATGGAAGTATCCGATGGGATTGCTTATCCAAGAGTTGTAAACATAAATAAAGAGCTAAAATATTTAAATAGTGATGATGCTTATGACTATGCAAAAAAGACAGGGGAATTTATTAAATTCAAGAATGATGCAGACGCTGTAAGGTTTACGCAAAATTATAAAGGTGGTAGAAAAGTTAAAATAGGAAAGTAATGGCAAAATCTAAATCATCAGGCGACAGTGTAAAAATCTCCTTTGGTAAAAGAAAGAAAGGAAAGGCTAAGAAGTCGTATAACAAGCACGATAGAAAAGATAGGAAATGAGTGTAGCCGTAAAAACTAAGCCTGCGCTGTGGGATTCAGCAAAGCAAGAAGCGAAGAGAAGGATGGGCGGTAAACACTCAGCCAGAGCAATGCAACTTGCAGTGTCAATATATAAGAAGAAGGGTGGAGGATATAGTGGAGAAAAGAAGGAGTCTAACAAACTCTCTCAGTGGACAAAGCAGGAATGGACAACATCTTCTGGCAAGCCTTCTGAAGGCAAGAGAAGATACCTTCCTAAGAAAGCATGGAGCGCACTATCTGAAAAAGAGAAGGCGGCGACTAACAAGGCAAAGGCTGAAGGGAATAAAGAGGGAAAGCAGTTTGTAGAGCAGCCTAAAAAGATAGCAGAAAAAACTAAAAAGTACAGATAAAAACAAAAAACAATGGCAAAAATTAAACTTAAAGGTGGCCCACTTCCAATGTCTGGAGTAAAGAAAGCTGCTGACAAAATGATTGAAGACAAGAAAGTAGGCAAAGTAGTTGCGGTTGGACAGGAGACAGAGTCTATGGATGGCAAGGTTACTGAAAAGACTATGCTCGCTAAGTTCATTCCAAAGAATGTAGCTGCAATGGCAGGGCCAAAAGGAAAGTCTAAGATGTCTAATCAAGAACTTATCGCAGAAGGTATTTTTGCTATGAAAGATGGCGACTTAGTTCCAACAGCAAAATATCAGGCTCTTAAAAAATCTGGTGGATTATCTAAATACGGAATACAATAAATAAAAAAATGAAACAACAACCTATTAAAAAAAGACCGCTTACTCAAGCGGAGGCTGGAATGGCAAAGTCTCTTACCCAGATGAAGAAGCCAATGACTGCAAAGGAAAATGCTCAAGCTAACAAGGATTATAAGAAACTTGTTCAAGAGGATAGGAAGCTAAATCCTGTTAAAGGTCGTGGACTGTACGGTACTGACATGACTAAAGTTCCAAGTGCAGCAAAGAAGCTGATGGAGTTAAAAGCTAAAAAGAAATAATATGTTTGGCAAAAAAAAAATATCCGAAAAAGACATCGAGAAGATGTATAAGCATCATGAGATGATGGAAGACCTCATTGAAGAGGAAGAGGATATGATGGAAGAAAGCGATGAGAAGAAAGAAAAAGAGGAGAAGATGATGAAGCTCAAGGCTTTTGGTAATGCATACAGAAGGATGCAGGGGTATAAGATGCTTGAGAACTACAAAAAGAAAAAATGAAAATAGCTAAAGCAATACTGCGTGTACTTTTATACGGACTAATACCACTAGCGATAGTGCTTCTATTGCCAATATTTTTTATAATACTTTACATAGCATCAATATAGCATGGAAGACAAAAAAAAGATAGTAGTTAACGGCAAGGAGATATTAGTTCCAGACAAGCCAAAGCTTCCTCAAGAGCCAGTTGGGTTTAACACACTTGGAGAATCTGGAAAAGAGGCATTAAAGATTATTGCAGGCATTGCGAGAAAAAGGCTTGCTAAAAATATAACTCCTTGGGGATATGGAGATGATAGGCCCGGCGGTAAAGGAAGTACTATAGAAAGAGGATTTAAGACTATAGTAATGGGAGAAAAAGAGCAGGATAGGGCTGACATGGAGCAATACTTCGAGAAGGGATATGGTCTAAAAGGTGGAGATGAAGATAAGCTAAGGTTTGACCTGCTTTCTAAGTATGGTGGACTGAAGCCAAAGTATGGTACTTTATCAAAATCGGCTTATAGGCCAACAGACGAAACGGATAAAACATCTGAATATGTTGATTCTAAAATAGTTGGCAAGGGATTGCTTGATGCTCTGTCAAAAGAGATTGGCTCTACTCCAAGTATAAAAAGCAAAAAAGATTTAGACAACTTGATAAGCACATTAAAGAAATCTGGAAGTTCGTTTCTAGCAAGGGATGAAAAAACTGGGGAGGTGCTTGTTGGAAAGAAAGGAGGAGTAAAAGGAACTGTAACTGGACTAGGGGTCGCTAACATAGGTATTGAAGAAGATGAAAAGGGGCCATATATATCATACTATGATGTATGGGATATAGACCCTACTTCAGGAACCAGCAAAGAGTTAGAAGGACAGGGATTTATAGAAAAGTCAAAAACAAATATAGCCAAGTTTGGAAGGAGTATACTAAGGCAGGGGTCTAAGCCTCCAGAGATTTATGGCAGGATTTATTTTGACAAGAAGACTGGCAAGCCGATTTTATAAAAGCCTTATATATTAAAAATATTGTAAACAATGGCCATATAAAACAAAATATAACGACATTTACCTCTTCGTAAGACAAGCCAGTGATGTAAGAAATATAGTAAAGAAGGTCTACGCAGTAGTTAAAAATAGTGTTCATGGTTCGTGGTTTTTGTAAAGATATATACAAGTATTTAAAAATAGAAATATGCCAAAGATTAAAATGAAAAAAGCTATTGAATACAATACGATTGTACCAAGGCCAAAAGACAGGACACCTAAAGGACAGCTTATTGTAGGAAAACAATTTGAGGTTAAAAAGGTTGCACCTGTTAAAATGAAGAAAAAATGATATATGCATTTGCACTCATAACAACTCTTGCCACTATATTTATATTCTTTTACATACAAAGAATTAGTGGGATAAGGAAGGTTGTTGCGAAAATACTTGTCAATGCTGCATTGATAGTCGGACTTATATCTCTATATTTGTCTTGGCTATTTTTATTTAAGTGGATTATATGAGTGCAAAAGACATACAGGTAGGTGGAGGACACTATAAGAAGTACAAGATTCAGCCTACCGAGTTTATCCATAAAAACAATATACCTTTTATAGAAGGTAACATTGTTAAATATGTCATACGCCACAGAGATAAGAACGGCATACAAGACCTACTCAAAGCAAAGCATTACATTGACCTACTAATAGAATTAGACTACCATGAAAGCAAAGAGAAAATCATTAATTCTGAAAGCTCATATGGAGCAGAAGGAGACACACAAAGTACAGATGCCCGATGGCTCAAGCATTGAGCTTTTTATTGGAAGAAAGTATAACGAAAATGACAGGGAGGCATCTCCAAATATATGCAGCGTAATAGCTGTTGGAGAAGGTATTGATGACATTAAAGTTGGAGACAACGTAATCGTTCATCACAACATGGTAAAGAATGATGCAAGCCATATAGAAAAGAAAGATGGCTATGTCATATTCTCTATACCGTACAATAATCTGGTATACGCAAAGATTGATGACGAAGGAAATCTTACTCCTATCAGCGGAACTATAATTGCAGAAAGGATACAGGCTAAGAAGCTCTCTCAGTTTGACTACACAGAGAAGACAGAGCCAATGAAGTTTAAGGTAGTATCAGTTCCTGATGACTATACTGACGTTAAGCGTAATCAAAATGTTCTTTGCTATAAGATGAGCGACTATGAGATTGTGTATCATCATAAAGGTATAGAGCAGAGAGCAATACGCATATTGCAAGATGACATACTTGGAGTATTCAACGATTAGTTTTACATTTGAGTCGATGCATGACTCATATAAAATAGCGTTGATAAATATGACAACAGCTGCGTATGTAACGTATGACGTACACCACATAAGCAGGCTGATAAATGATGATGAGAATAGGCCCGGAATATGCATGTTCTTTGACGAGCTTGAACAGATTATAGAAGTACTTGCGAGTAGAGATTATATAGTTGATGATGTTATTTCGGTAGTTCCAGAAAATGCAGAGTACTACTGCATAATAACTGCTGACGATGGAAGTAATGACTGGATAGACTATATATTTGACGGTATAAGAGAAGGCTATATAAACGTAATGGAGCACGAGAAAGATATTGTATTGAAACTAACAATGAGCAGAAACTAATGACAGAGAAGCAAATTATAAAACAGCTTGAAGAAGAACTTGCCATATACAAAAGTGACGGCATGTTCGCTTTGTATTTTTCTCTAAATAGAAAGCTTAATGAGTTGTCTAAATCACTTAATGGCTTTACGCTAGACCTTACCAGCGATGATAAAACATTTGACAGATTCCAGAAGCTGACAACTTCGCTGAAGGATATGGTAGAGTCTGCTAACTGGCTCAGGAATAACTTCTTGAAGATGACAGAGCAGGAGGCTAATGAAGCTGAGAAGAAAGGCATACCGCTCATTGAGCAGCTCGCTAAACTGGAGAAGCGATGAAGTCAATAAAGAAGTCAATGAGCTACAAAGGGGTAAACTTTGAGCTCAGTTTTGACGTTAATAAAATCATAGATGAGGTAAAGGCAAGATATAGAGCAGCCTTCTTTACGCTAAAGGCAATGGTAAGGTCAAGGGAGAGGTACATAAGGCGTATCCACTCCGCTATCAGAGACAGAGACCACCAGATGCGAATGTTTACCGTGTCGGCAACAATATACGAAAAGGCGTTTAAGGTTTATAAGCTACGCCCATTTGAGTATGATGTGCTGAATTATATGTATGATGTTGAGCACACTAATCAAGATAGGATAAACAACTACGTACAATCTACTGGAGTTCAAGAGATTAAGGGTTGGACTGTAAAAAGAATGGTGAGGCTCGGGTATGCCATGAATAGCGATAGAGATGGGTATTATTACATATCAGACAAAGGAAAGCAGATTGTTGAAAGTATACTTGCCGCAATAAGGCAGGACATGAAGTACTACTTTAACAACAGGATGAGGAAAAAGAACATCAGCAACTTTGTTCTTAGGGGCAGGACTTTTGGAGAAAGGAAGTATAGCGAGGAGGAGATTGATAGAAGGAGAAGGCAGTATATTGTGTTTATGCAGCCATACTGGGATATGGGCAGGAAGAAGATACCAGCAGACCCATTTATACGCTACAGCATGCTTAGAAAGTGGATGGAAGACAAGCAATCCAAGGGGGAATATGTAGACCCGATATACGATAAATACATAGTTAATATCCAAGCTAAAATGGCTAAAGCCAAATAATTAGCCAATAAAATTCTATATTTGTTGTAAATATAGAAAAATGCAGTTCTCAAGTTTAGGTGAACTTCTTCAGATGCACCTCGATAAGCCCTCTCAAAAGAGAAAGAAAGAGTACGGGTTGAAGGTAGCTCAAGGAATATTCAATAGCGCTGATAGAAATTCAGACGGATACTACGGTAAAAGGTATAGGCAATGGCGTGCTAACAGAGAGTTTAGCTACGGCACAAACACTATGCAGGAGTTTATGGACTTGATGCGTATAGAAGGGAACAACTCTTTTATAAACATTGACTGGACTCCTATTAAGATAGCGCCAAAGTTTGTAGAGATACTTCTTGGCGGATTTATGAATAGAGTTGAAGTGCCTATTGTAAGAGCGGTTGATGACGTGAGCATATCTAAGAAGGATATGGAGAAGCAGGAAGCTAAATTCAGAATGGACAACAAAGATAAGATTGCTCTTATCGAACAGGAGATGGGCGAGAAGCTTGAGTCTCAGAAGTTTATTCCAGAAGATGAAGACGACTTGGCATTATACTTTGACTTAGAGTATAGACTGCCAGAAGAGATAATGTTTGAGCAAAGGATTAGAAAAGTTCTTGGCGATAACGACTATAATATTTTAAAGAGAACGGTTCTTAGAGATATTATAGATACCAACTTTGCATGCACTAAGTTGTACTATGATGCAACTGGTAATATAAGAATAAAGAGGTGTAAGCCAGAAAATATGCTTTACAATGTCTTTGAAACAGACAATGGCAAAGACATATCGTATATCGGAGAGGTTTATCCGATGAAGATTTCAGCTATCAGAAGAAAGTTTAATGTAGACGAAGAGACTTTGTTCAAGCTGGCGCAGAAGGCGTCAAGAGAGCTGAAGCGTTCAGAAAACCTTTACTGGAAAGATTCATACAAGTACACAGAGACTAGACCGTATGACGACTATTCTGTTCTTGTATTTGACTTTGAGGTAAAGACTATTGACGTGGAGTATTCTGTTAAGACAGAGAACAAGTTTGGCAATCTTCTTGTAGTTCCAAAGCAAGGAAAGCCAGTAGCTCCAGAAGGACAGGCTATAGCTGGAGAAGTTCTTGAGACAAAGAGATACAATATTTACAATGGTATCTGGGTTAATGATACAGACATAATGCTGAAGTGGGAGATTGCTCCTAACCAGATTAGGCCTTATCAGAATGGAGTTGATGTATTCTTCTCGTATTCTGTTATATGCCCTAATGCTACAGGCGGACTTATTCCTTCTATTATCGAGAAGGCTATGGGCCCTATCAGGCAGATGATTCTTATCAGACTCAAGATGCAGCAGCTATTGTCTACCATGAGGCCAGATGGCTACATGATTGATATAGCAGGTCTTAGAGATGTAGACTTAGGTCTTGGTAATAGCGTAGAGCCGCTGAAGCTAATGCGTATTTGGGACCAAACTGGTAGAGTATATTGGGATTCCACAGGAGATGACGGGCAGCAAAAGGCTGCGCCTATTCAGCCAATGAACTCAAACAATAATATTGGCCAGCTTAATGCGCTGATAGGTCAGTATAACTTTGAACTTGATAGACTTCGTGAGGAGATGGGTATTTCTGAATACAGGGATGGCTCAAGTCTTCCTGTAAAGACTGGACTTGGTGTTATGCAACAGCAGGTTCAAGCCTCAAACAATGCTACAGAATATATCTATAGTGCAGCAATGCAGCTTATCGAAGATACTTCTAGGAAGGTTTCTATGATGGTATGGGATTCTGTAGTGCTTAAGGCAGTCAAATTCAAGGAGTTTGAAGGCTACGAGATGAGTCTTCTGGACATGACTTTTGACGTTACCGTCAGTATGATTAACGACCAGAATAGCAGGGCAGAGCTTAATCAGATGCTTAATTCAGCTATACAGGCTGGTATTATTACATACGAGCAGGCATTTAAGGTTAAGAATATTGACGATACAAAGCTTGCTGAACTATACCTTGCCAGAGCTATGAAGAAGGCGAAGAAGGAAGCGGAGGAGACGGCACAGAAGAACGCAGAGATGAACGCACAGATACAGCAGCAGTCAGCTCAGTCTAAGGCGGAGATGGATGCACAGCTTGAGCAGATGGCAGCAGAGAGTAAGATAGCCGTCAATAGCAATAAGGGAGAGTACGACAAGCAGATAGAACTTATTAAGTTTGCGTCTACGATATATGCTAACTCGCTAAATAGCGGAAAAGATATTCCAGAACAAATAAAGGCGTTTGCTGACACAATATTGTCAAATGCAATTCAGCCTCAAATGGAACAGATGGCGGCAAAAGAACAGGCGCAGATGGAAGAGCAGATGATGATGGAGCAACAGGCTATAGCAGAGCAAGGAGCTGCTATGGATGGAGAGGTCGCTCAAGAGGTTCCTGCTGAAGAGCAGATACAGGAGCCGCCAATTCAATAATGGCTTCTTTGTTTAGTTTCATGGTTATGGTGGCGGTGTTTTTACACCGCCTTTTTTTGTAAGCCATAAAGCTATTTTTTTGTAAATCAAAATATTACATATATTTGCTAATAGTTTCAGGACAAGTAAATCCTAAAAACAAACATTTATGGAAATAAAAGACATCGTGCAAGAGTATGCACAAGAAATTAAGCCAGTAGAAACAAAGCAAGAAGAAGCGCCACAACCAGAGCAAACGACAGAGGAAAGTTCTTTAAATGAGGAAGTTGTATCATCAGCTCCACCAGACGTTTCTAACGAAAGCGCTTATGATGCGCTGCTGACAGGCAAAAGCAATATCAAGCAAGGGCCAGAAAGCACAGAACAAGCATCAGAAGAAGTTTCACATGAAACAGTTGCAGACGCAACTAATATGGAAAATCTTGAAGCTTCTACCGAAATTGGTAGCGAAGACGCAAGTGGGATGAATGATGTGATTGAGGAGGATGATTTCATAAAGGCTAAGACAGACGGCCAGTTTGAATCTTGGGAGGAAATAGTTGAGGCTTTAAATGAGCCTGCTGTTCCTAAGTTTGAAAACGAAATGTCTGAAGCGATATATAATCTGCTTTTAGAGGGAAAGATTGATGAGGTGGTTGATGTTCTGGGAACTAAGAAGTTCGCAGAAGATATTAAAGGCGGAAGTAACGAAGAAGTTCTTAAAGCTTATATAAAAGTAAACAACCCAGAGTTTGACGATGATGACGTTCAAGCGGAGTACGATGAAAAGTACAGCATTGACGAATATGCATTTGATGAGTCGAAGTTAAAAAGAGAACAAAAAAAGCTGTCCCAGCGCATTAAAAATGATGTTGACAGTGCGAAAGAGTTCTTTGATGGTTTAGCTCAGGAGATAAAACTACCTGAGTTGTCTAGGCAACAAGAAGTGGTTGAGCAACAAGACGACAGTGAGTTGGAAGAATTGATTCAAGAACAAAGGTCAAACTTCCTTTCCAGTCTTAATGGTGTTGAATCACGTATTAGTTCTCTACCCTTTTCATGGAAGGATGAGAAATCAAGCGTGGCGATTAACGGAAAATTTGATATTCCTGCGCAGGAGTTATCGAAGTATCGCCAAGCCGCAGAAGACCTTGAATCATATCAAGTCGGCAGGTACTACAAAGACGGTAAGTATGACGCTGAAAGATTGGTAAAAGAGCTTTACGTTGCAGACAACTTAGATAAGATTATTACTTCAGCGGTTTCGCAAGCGGTTAATCAAACTCGCTTAGAGATACTGAAGCAGAGCAAAAACATTCAAACAGAACAAAATCCATCTGGAACATTTAGGCCTAATGCGGCAGATGAAGAAAATGCTATGTATGAGCAACTCTTCATGGGGCATTTAAGAAGACAATAATTATTAATTTTAAAAACAAATAACAATGCCTAATAGCTATCCTGCTTATTCACAAGGCGCCATCTCTAGCTCTTCAGCGAACAGAGCGCTTCTGAATGACCTCAACATTTTCGACCGTTCTTTTGAAAAGAACTTGGTTAGAAAGTACGGTGCTGAAAACTATGCAATCGTACAAATGGCTCTCGGTAACTCAGTTACAGAAGCTAAGTCTGACAACCGTTTATTCTACCACTATGAGAAGCGTGGTCTTCACCAAGCTGTAAAGGTACGTGCTGCTGTTGTAGCTCCTGCTGCTGGCGCAACCATCTCTGTAACTATCGGTGATTCTGCTGCTGCAAATGCTGCTGCTGACCCATACTACTACAGTGCTGCTACTCCTCTTCGTGTTGGTGAAGTTGTTCGTATTATGACTTCTGGTATCGAAGGTCAAGTTATCGCTAAGACATCTGGCTCTGGCGTTTACCCAGAGGTTTGGGAAATCAAGCCTCTTGTTGCTGCTCAAGCTTTGACTTCAGCTGGCTCTGCAAACTTGCTTGCTGCTGACTTCTTATTGCTTCGTGGTGCAGTTAACATCGGAGAAGGTTCTACAGCTCTTAACGGTATGTCTCCAATCTTGGATAAGATTACAAACACTACCACTGAGCACAGAGACGACTTCACTATCACTGATAGAGCTGACCTCGAGAAGAACGAAGTAGATTTCGGAAACGGAAACTTCTACTACTACTACCTCGCTCAAGACGATATGAACCGCCGTTACATGAACAACGCTTTCTTCAAAATCATGGAAGGTGTTGCTGTTGATAACATTGCTGGTACTGTAGGTACAACTGGTGTTATTCCTCGTGTTGCTGCTGGTGGTTCTACTATCCAATACACTGCTGGTTCTTTCGGTGGTGGTTCTGGAACTGATATGTCTAACATGCAATCAATCACTCGTGCTTTGAACTTCTACGGTGGTTCTGGCGAGTATCATTTCTTGCAAGACATCTATCAGCGCCAAGAGGTTAACAACCTTCTGTTCGGTAAGTATGCTAACGGTGCTATCAGCTACGGTTCTGTAGGTGGAAGCCAAGAGGCTGCTGCTTCTTACGGATTTAGCTCTTTCATGATTGATGGCTATACTTTCCACTTCTTCTTGAACAACATGTTCAGCCCAGAAGCGGTATACCACATCAGTGCAGGTGCTTTGACTCCAGAAAAGCGCAACTATGGTGTACTTATTCCTCAGAAAATCAACAGCGATGCTAAGACTGGCAAACAGTTCCCTAGCTTCCAGATTGTATTCCAAGAGGTTAATGGTCAGAGGATTTTGACTACCGAAACTGGTATGCTTGCTCCTTCTAACAAGACCACTACTGCTAACAAAACAATCAGTATGATTAGCTACCCCGGCGTAAGAGTCTTCGGTGCTAACCAGTACGCAATTGTTGAAGGCGTGTAGTTCTAATTGATTATCAATTAGTTACATAAAAATAGAAATCCCTACCATTAATTTGGTGGGGATTTTTATTAATATAGCTTTCGTAACATTTTTATATATAAATTTGTTACAATTAATTGTGTTTAATGTGTATAGATGGGGGCTTAGGCCCCTATTTATTTTTTTTGGCATGTTATTTGAAGTAACTACATTTGTAATAAGTTATTAACTAAAAAAAATAAAACTATGGCAAAAGTATCAGCAGAGTTGGCAAGTACACCAACTCAAGCAGCGCCACAACCTTCTTTAAGTTTTAAGAAGCCGCCAGCGCCAACAGCAACAAAGAAACCAAAGAGGCAACCAGACCAGTACGTGTTTAGGCTCGTTCACGAACACGTAAGGTCTCATGAAGGTGCTAGCGTATTCCCTCCAAGATTTACTGTCACCAACCAAGACAACATTCTTTACAACTACGGAACTGCTGAAGAGCCTGATTTCAGACCAAGGCAGATTAGGTATCTTGACGGATATCCGACAATATTTGTTGATGAGCAGGAAGAGAAGGGTAATATTACAGACTCTGTGACTGGTAATCCTAAAAACTCAATTACTTTTGAAAATGGAAATTTAGTAGTTCCTGCTTGGAATAAACAATTATATCAATTCTTGTTGCTTTCTAACCAGTGTGAGCAGAATACAAACAAGCTCAAAATGGTTAAGAACGTATACCGACTTCTTGACTTTGCAAACTCTGACGAGGATACTGTAGAACTTGGTAAGAAGAAAGACAGGGCTTATGACGTTGCAAGAAATGCCGCTGTAGAAGAAATGATACCACACGCTAAGTACTTGGGCATCAGCTTCATACACCCTGCAACAGGAGAAGAAAGGGATTATGATGCAATAAGGGAAGACTACAAGAGCAAGGCTCTGGAAAACCCAGAAAAGTTCTTGTTGTATGCTAATAACCCAAGGATTAAGACGCTGTATCTCGTTTCAAGGGGTCTTGAAAGCAATATTATTACTACAGGATTTGTAAAAGGACAGGCACACTGGACTGCTACAAAGCAACTTATAGCCAACATTGATGTCAGCAAAAAGCCATTAGACGCAATAACGGACTACGGCATGACAGATGAAGGAGAATCATTCTTGAGAACACTAAAGGCTCAAGTAGACTTTTAATTCCGTGTTTGTAGACATTTGAAAATGTTCAATTCGTGTGTTTTTTAAAGTTTGGTATCCCTGATGTTTCTACATCGGGGATTTTTTTTATTCGTATATTTGTTAAAATTAACATAAACAGCTTTTGATGGATGTTAACGAAGTATATACGCTGATGCGAGTGATTGCAAGAAAGAATCAACTTGAGAGTTTATCTCCAGTTGAATTTCAAGCATGCTTTAATACAGCTCAAAGAAATTACTACGACTTCCTTGTTGGAAGGGTAGAGCAATATAGATATGACAAACCGACTCCAAGAGTAGGATTGAACATGACAGATAATGTAGTTAGCAGACTTGCTCCATTTCAGAAATCGGCAACGGTAGCGCTGACTACAGGAGCAGGTAACAAGCCAGCAGACTTCAACAAGCTTCTGGCTATGTATACGCCAACCAATCAAAGGGTATTTAGAATAGAAGAGGATAGGTTTGCGGAAAGACTTGGAGACTCTATTGACCCAGTCAATGAGTCAAATGCGTTTTACGTGGAACAATCTACATCATGGAGGGTGTATCCAACATCTCTTGCAAGCGTTACTGTAAAATACTTATCAGTACCCGTAAATGTGGTGTGGGGGTATACTATTGACGGAAGCGGAAGGCCTGTATACAACGCAGGAACAAGTACTCAGCCAGTGTGGAAGGATAATGATATTGATGAGATTGTAGCAAGGGCTTTAAAAGTACTAGGCGTGTCGATAAAAGAAAGTACACTTATTAATTACGGTCAGCAAGTTATTGCTCAAGGAGAATAATTATGGCATATACAACAAGACAACAGCTTATAGATAGAATACTTAGGTATTACTATAACGGCATACCTACAGATGATGCTGAACTGTCAAGCAATGAGGTTGATTTATATATCAACGATGCTATTGCTACAGTAATGAACAAGCAGATTCTTGACGAGTACAACATATCTGGTATCATGTCTGTTCCAGACGGATATATCACCACATATCAGCTTAGTACTCCTTCGTATGATAACGATAGCGGAAACTATTATACAACTATACCTCACCCACCTATAGGCATGCCTAATAGCTCTGGAGTACTAGGGGTATATTTTAGCGGCGGACTTGGACAGAGCAAGCCAGTGTTGTATATCAAGCCTAACGAGATGGATTACTTCCAGTTTATGCCTAAGCCTCCACAGGCTGCATTCTACTGGATTGAAGGAAATAAGATATATTTCTGGTGCAGAACAGATTTGTCTCATACTACAGACAAGATAAATATAAGGATGGCTACCAATGTTCAATCATCAGCAAATGACGTATTGAATGTTCCAGCTGATGCTGTAGAGCAGATATTTAACATTGTCTTGCAGAGGTTGTTGCCAAGAAAGGGTATTGTTTCTGACGTTATTAATGACGGACAAGATAGAGCTTAAAAAATAAAAGATGAGCGAAGCAATAGAAAAATATGTAAAGCTTTCAGATTGTGTCAATATGTATATTGATGAAAGCAGACAGACTTCTAGAGAATTTAGAAGGCTATGGGTTCTTGCGTTCAGAGGACTTACGGATATAGGTCTTGATGTTTCATGGGCTCCCAAGTCTGTAGTCATAGATGTTAATGCAAACCAAACAGCTACGTTGCCAGTTGACTATATCGACTGGGCAAGAGTAGGCATATTTAATTCTTTTGGTGAGCTTTCTACGCTAAGATATAACGACCAACTTACTACATATAAATCTACAGACCCAGACAGGATTGGCAAGATACAGTCTCCAAATGGAGGTTCTCCAAACTATGAGCAGTACCCTTACTGGTGGGGTGGATGGGATGATGGAGGATATGAGCAGTACTTTGGAGCTGGAAGCGGACTGGTACAGGCAGGAGATTTTAAAGTGGATGCAGCAAATGGAGTTATTATCCTAAGCGCTGATTTTCAATACAATCAGATTGTTCTTGAGTACTTGAGCAGTCCTGTAATGAATGACGATTATTCAATAGATTTGAAGTGTCAAGAGGCTTTGATAGCATGGCTTGCATGGAAAGACATAAGCTCTCTTGCAAGTAGCAGGATGGTAAACATCAGCGAAAAGACGCTTAGGCAGAGAGAGTACTATACGCAGAAGAAACTTGCAAGAAAAAGGATTAAGCCATTTAGGGTTGCAGTAGCAGAGCAGTATTCAAGAGAATCAATGAGACTATCAGTAAAAGGATAACACATGCCAGTAAACGAAAAGAGGTTTTCAGGGGTAATGAACTTAGATGATGGTAATGATGTATTGCCAGAATCGCATCATAGAAATGCACTGAACGTAAGGTTTAGAGGCCCTCAAGGAGATAATCTTGTTGAGAATATTTATGGCAATAGGCTTATTTCTAACTCTCTTCCAGCAGGAACAAATAGGTGTATTGGACACTTGTACGATAATGTAAAAAATAGATTATACTATTTCAACTACAATAGTAATGGAAGAAATGGAATATACTATTATGACACTATTGCCAAGACAATAACTCCTGTTCTTGTAAGCTTTACTAATAGTGCTTATGATATTTTTACTTTTGACCCTGCATATCCAATAGCTTCTGTAAATATTATTTACAAAGACCAAGATGAAGGAGATACGCTGTATTGGACAGACAGGACTAATAGGCCATGCTATCTGAATGTAAAAGATGCGCTGTCTAACCTCCTTTATTCTTCTGGAACGCAGTGGCAGACGCAGTATTTGTACGTGGCAAGGAAGATGCCTTTAATAGCTCCTATTTGCTCGTATCTTGATGATGCTGCTATCACAATAAATAACCTTAAAAACACATTGTATCAGTTTAGGTACAGGTGGATTTATAGGGATAATACTAAATCTACGTGGAGCCCTTGGAGTAAGTTATTTGCTCCTTCAAGCGTTGACAGTATTGCAAATGACACAGACCCCACAAAGAGCAATAAAATATCTGTAATATACAATAATGGAGATGCTGACTGCATAGCTGTTGAGCTTGCTGCAAGGCATACTATTGATAATACATTTTCAGCAACGCTATCTATTGCTACGATACAAAAGGGCAATGCATCTAATAATAGCAATCAGACATTCTTCTTTTTAAACGATAGCTCTTATGACTACATAGACCAAGAAGAGGATTTGCTTCTTTTTGACTATGTGCCAAAAAAGGCTAATGCACAAGAGCTGCTAAATGGCAATGTTCTATTATATGGTGGAATAACGGAAGGCATTAATATGGATGCGAATCTAGATGTTTCATCATCCGTATCTCTTATTACAAATAATTCTACTGCGCCAATGACTATAGTATCAGCAGAGATTGATACTTACGGATGGGCATTTGACATATACGGAACTCCTCAAGTAGGAGATGTAGTTACCATACAGGTTGTAGTAGATAAGCCTACGCCTCCATACGTTGTTGCGAGCCTTACATATAGTTATACTGTTGGGGCTGGAGATACAAGGTCAACCGTAGCCGCATATTTTGCCGCACAGATAACTACAAACTATTATCTAGACCAGACAGACCCGTTTAATTATACTTTATTTAGTAGAGTATATGTATACCCTAGAGACCCAGACGCAGGAGACCCCGTTCAGTATAACGTATTTGATGGGATTTCTTCAATATCTTATGCCTCTGCGCCTTCTTCAATAGATGACGTATCAATATCATGCTATAAGCATAAATCTAAATACAGATTTGTATTGATGTATTTTGATGAGTTTGGTGTAACTGATGGAGCAAAGACTGTTGACTCAATGCTTATTTCAACTCCAGAGATGGATACTACTGGTGGAACACAGATGAAGATACCAAACATATCTTTTCTTATAAATCATCAGCCTCCAGTAAACGCAAAGTATTTTACTTGGGGTAGGTCATTAAATCTTACTGCTGCATCGTTTACTACATTCGTTAGCTCTACTACAGAAAAAGACTCAGACTATGGATACTTGCAGATAACAAATTTGCAGACCAACGAAAATAATTATGAGGCATATGACTTTAATAGAGGAGATAGAATTAGGATTATAGGGCCATTTATACCATACGGAGGAGGAATTGTATCGACTGTTGATTTTCCTATTGTAGATGTTGTAACAGACCCTACTATAGTGGCAACTGCATTTACTGGGATATATATAAAAATACCATATTCGACAGCTATTTCTAATTTTGGTACAACAGATAATTATTATTGCGAAGTTTACACTCCAGCCACAGGAACAGAGCTAAATGCTCAGTCGTTCTATGAGTTTGGGGAAACTTATCAAGTTGGAGATGCTGGATTGCCAACAAGATACCATACGTCAAAAACTGTAAATCAAATTGCCGGAACTACATCTGCTGTGCCTGCTCCTTCTACAGCTCCTACGGCAACACTTGTCGCATCGGCAGGAAATCTTAGTATTGGGGTATATTCTTACAAAGTGGAATATGTTGCCCCTGCTGGCCAATCTAATCCTAGTCCAAAGAGCGCTAACGTAACAACAGTTTCTGGTAGCCAACAAATTAATCTTACGTCTATCCCGACAGGCCCTGCTGGAACTACAGCAAGGAAGGTGTTTAGGACAAAAGCTAATGGAGCAGATTATTATTTACTGACAACAATAAATGATAATACCACTACGACATATACAGATAATATAGCAGATGCTTCTATTACAGCGTTGATGCCGCAGGGAGCAGTATTTGGGTTTAGCAGAGGAGACGTATACACAAGATTTAGGATGTTCCCCGTAAATAGCCCTGCTCTTCCGAATCCAATGTATCTTGTAAATAAAGCTGCATCTGACCTATTCCCTTCGTCTGTAGCTGGAAACGGAAGGCCGTTTGTTATAGACCCATTTGCAAGAGAATTATACAATTCAACTCTTGTAAGATATGGTGGAACATATCAGCAGGGAACGCTGATTAATCAGACTAACAGATTCTTCCCTATAAACTATGATGAGTACGATAGGAGCAAGGGAGATATACAGAGGTTTAAGGTTCGTGAGAGCATACTTAGAGTATTTCAAAATAGAGGACAAGGTGTTGTTAGGATTTACGCTACAGAACTATCAAACCAAGATGGTAGCACTAACCTTATAGGCTCAATAAATATAATCAATAAGATTAACTACTATCAAGGGGAATATGGAATAGGCAATCAGTATTGCTCTCTTGCGTCTTCTGCCGCTGCCGACTATTTCGTAGACCCAATAAGGGGATACCATATAAGGCTTGCTAACGATGGAGTTACTCCAATAAGTGAGATTTATAAAGGACAGTACTTCTTCCCAGAGATAGCAAATAAGTATATCGACCAGACGTATCTAAGAAGCGGTGGCGGATTTGCCAGAGTTCTTGGAACTTACGACTCTTTTGAAGAAGAGTTTATTAGCGTATTCCAGTCTGGAACTAAGGGCGCTGTTACACTTACCCCGTATACTATAGGATTTAATGAAAAAAGAAACGCATATTCATCGTTCTATAGCTATGAGCCAGAGTGGCTTGGGTGCGTAGAGAATACTGTTGTTAGCTGGAAGAATGGAGGCTTATATCTGCATGATTCAGCTACAAGAAATACGTTCTACGGAGTAGCATATCCAAGCGAAATAAGCGTATCTTTCAATATGCAGAATATGCTGAAGAAAGACTTTAACGCAATAACGCAGGACTCAAGCGCATTATGGGCTTCTGCTGGAAGCTCAGATGTTACTACGTCTTTAGGGCAAGTTAGCAACCTTGTGGCTAGTGATTATGAATTGAATGAAGGATTTTACCATGCAGCCTTCATGAGAGATGGCAATAGCATAGGCGGTGTTATAGATGGCAATTACCTTAAAGGGTCATGGTTGCAGCTCAAACTGTCCAATACTAGCACTAATTTTGTATATTTGTCAGGATTATATATGAACTTTACAATAAGTCAACGAAACGGATAAAATAAAATATTATGGCAATTCCATTAGCGGCAATTCAAGCAGGCATAGGCGCTGTTCAAGCAATAGGAGGAATGATTGGTCAAAGAAAGGCAAGAAAGAGAGCAGAGGCTGCAATCGAAGGTATTGAAGACTATACAGAATCTCCGTTTGCTAAAGAGGCTTATCAAGCCGCTAAAGAGGATGTCAATGTTCCTATGCCCGGAATGGGAAGAGCGCAAGAGCAACTTGGACTTGCTACATCAGCGGCACTTCGTTCTGCTCAAACAAGAAAGGGTGGACTTCAATCTGTTGGCGTTCTTGCTGAACAGCAAAGAAGAGGGCTTCTTGACTTAGGCACTAAGGCTGCTGAATTTAAACTAGGCGCAAGACAAAGATTACAGGGGCAAAGGCAGATGATGACGCAAGAAAGAGCGAGAGCTCTTGAATCAAGAAGAGAGAAGGCTGGCCTTAAAGCAAACATGGCACTTGAAAGACTTGCTGCAAAGAGAGCTATGGTTAGCCAAGGACTTGCTGCTGCAACTGGAGCTGGAGCTGGACTTGCTACTTCTGGTGGCAGTGGTGCTGAAATAGATTTTTCTAGAAAGAAAGGAAAAACTTCCTTGCCAAAAATATCTAGCCCTAGCGCTTCAGCTTTATCAGCTGCTGACGCAGGAATGGATGCTAGGTTTTTGAATGAAGGTTTTTAATGAATAGATAGAATATAAACGAGCTTAAAAACTTAACATGGCATTAGGCATTTCAGAAAGAATGATACAAAGGGCGTTTGGCGCTCAAGACCTGTCTCCCATATACAACACATTGAGTGCTGCTAATCAGCGTATTGCAGCAGAAGATAGAGCTAGGAGAATAGAGGCAGAGAAAAGGTATTATACTGAACTTGCTGACATCAATAAGCAAAGAGCTGGAATAAGAGAAGCTGATATAGGCAGGGTTACTGATAGCTACAATAAGTGGTCTTCAATAGAAAAGCAACTGTCTTCTAATCCTTCACTCATTACTAAGAATCCAGAAAAGTATGGTCAGCTAAAAAGTGAGGCAAATGCACTATATAGTAAAATGCTTACTACCATTCAAGCCAGTAAAGAGTTTTCTAAAACAGAAAGGGATACATACCAAAATATAGTAGACCCCAAAAATATTGATGATTGGGATGAAGGCGCTGACATTAGATGGAAAAATAATGTAATGAGCAAGTCTATTGACGAAATAAGGGCGAATAACCTTGATAACATGGCCGAATACAGAAGAAAAGATGTTGATGGAAGAAAGTTTTATCAATCGGTTCCGCAAACAATAGATGCGGTATCTAAATATAGCCCCAATATACCAGACGAGGCATACCCTTCAGGAGAAGGCGTATCTAAAGTATTTAAGTATAAGAATCTTTTGCCAGATATTGATGTAACAGCAGGCGCAATTAGACAATCTCTAGAACAGACTATTTCTCCAAGAGAAATAAATAAGTTTACAAAACAAGAGTTTGATAAAGCTGTTGAAACTGGAGACTATAATAATACGATAAATAATTTTTTAAAACTGTATCAAGAAAAGCAGTCTAAGTTTAAGCTTCCAAATTTGCCAGAAGATATATTTGCTAAAAACTTACCACCTAAAGCTAAGTTTATAAACTACCTTGCTGCTAAACAGTTTATTTCAAAATACGCAAATCCTTCATTTGAAGAAGATTTCATAGAAGACCCCGTAACTCGTAGACAAGTTTTAAGGCAAGAAAGAATATCAGACCAAATTGCAGCAGAGCAAAGGAGAGAGCAGGCCTTAGATAAAAGATTTGGGGGAGGGCCAGTAAAAATATCTCCATTATTTGAAAACGCATCAAGAGTTGGAGAGATGGGCGTATCTGCAATGAGAGAGACATCTAATCAGTTTAATAGCATAGGCGCTGCTGATAAGATGTACCCATTCACCGCATTAGAAGTGCACAAGAATAAAGAGGGGTATAATATTGGAAGCGAACTAGCATCAAAAGATATAGATAAAACTATATCTAGAAAGTTCTCTGTCAAAAATCCAAACACAGAACAAGGCAAACAGCAGCTTTATGAATTGTCTGTTGCTATAAATGAGGCAAATAAAAATAGAGGATTCCTTGATAGTGATATAACTCCAGAAGCTTTAAGGTCTGGAAGGGTTATGATTTTAAGAACAACTGACGCAGCAAAGAATCCAATAAACATATACCTAAATGTTAATGGGAGAAAATCTAGGAATTTTGCCGATGCATACATAGCTCCACCACAGCGAAGCGCTAAGGAAACAAGGCAGGCTATTGGGGTATACATGGCGCCATCAGTTACTGGAGATGCAGCAGAGAGAGACCTATAATTAAATTTATGGCAAACGAGAACGATTATATATCCAAAGTATATCAAACGCTAACTGAAAAGGTAGACGGATTTAATAGGAGTCCAGAAGAATTTAGGAATCTTATGATGTCTGATTCTGCCTACAGAGGAAGGGCGTACCAAGCTCTTAAAGACAAAGTAGAAGGATTTAATAGAACGCCAGAGAACTTTAACTCATTGGTTATAGGAGAAATTCCTAAACAACCAAAGTATCAGAAAAGCGTACAAAAAGATAGGAGCGAAGCGGAAAAGTTCCTTTCTACAACTTGGAATAATTTTGTAACAGGATTTGAATCTTTTGCTACTGGCATACCAGAAAGGGTTCCTCAAGACCCATTCTCATATATTCAGCCTTTAACAGGCCCACAGAAAACGGTTTCTGATGTAGTAAGAGAGCAGGTAGAAAGGCCAAAAACAGAAGCTGCTATTAAAAAAGAAAGAACTCGTAAAATAGAGTCAGCATTTGGAAAGATAAAGTCAGATTACGCTACTCCTGTAGAGCAGCAAGAAATATCAAGAATAGATTTTAAAAATAAGGGTTTTATTGAAAATGCAAAAGCCCTAACAGCTTCTGGAGCAAGAATGTTATCTGATATACCTTTAGCTCTTGTTACAGGAATGTCTTCATACTATTTTCAAGGATATGGAGAGGGGGTTAGAGAGTATGATAAAATGGTTGAAAAAGGAGAGATTAAAGAAAATCCTTTAGCCAGAGAAGTGTATGGGAATACCGTTGGTGTAATAAACTCTTACTTAGAAAAACTTGGATTTGATAAAATATTTGGAACTGGGCCTGCGTTCAAGAACATACAAAAAAAAGTAATATCAGATACTTTTAAGAAAATATCAAAGTCTACAACTCCAATATCAACAAAAGGGATAGAGAAGATTATAGAAACAGAAGTTAGAGCGCTTGCTTCTACAGCAAAATCAAAAGGACTTAAAGTCGCTTATTCATCAGCTATTGAAGGTATTACAGAAGGAATACAGACAACTCTTAATGAAGGCGCTAAGATACTTACAAATAAGATTCAAGGGCAAGAAGTATTTAACGAAAAAGAAATATACGACAACATAGGCAAAAATATTTTAACAGCTACGTTAGCTGGCGGAATATACGGAGCCCCCATGGGCACTATAGCAACGTTTAGTAAAAACGTAAATACAAGTGTATTAAAAGACGTTGCAAATGCAAAGACAGATGAAGACTTTGCCAACATAAGAAGTGAATTAGAGGCGACATTCGATGCGAATAACTATTCTCAAGAAGATAGAGATGCTACGATGTTTACTCTAGAAAACTATGCAAGGATAAAGCAAAAGCTTCCTCCGCTAACTCCTCCAGAAGTTCAAGAAAAGGTTATTCCTATCGTAGAGCAAAGGGATAAGGTTGACGAAGAGATTGCCGCAAAAAAAGAGCAGCTATCCAAATTAGACGAATCTGTTGCCGCTGATGCAGAATCTGAAATAAAAGCATTAGAGGAAAAAAGAGCATCTCTTAATGACGAGATAAGAGGAGAAGTATCTGGTGTTGAAACTAGCTACTTTGAAGCAGATGGAAAGTTCTTTAAGCAGATAGGAGATGCAGAGCCAGAAGAAATTAGCAAAACAAGATACGATATAGAGTCTGTAAGAAATGATGATAAGCAACTTGAGCAAGATGAGAAAGACGCTATTACAGTATCAGAGATGTTAGATATGCCTGTTCTATATAACGGTGATAAGGCTACACTAAGAGTTGAAGGCCAGACTGTAGTCGCTGATATACCTAGCAAAAATAGGATTGTAGAAATAGGTAATGTAGACGAGATAGGAGACTCTAAAATATCTGACCTTGGAATAGAAAAGCAGGAGTCTGCTGTATCTGTTGCAGATAGCGGAAATATAGTTGTAAGAGGAACAGAGTTTGTAAACTTGTTTACAGACCCATTGGCAGCAATTAACAGAGACGCTAATGGTAATATTGTTTCAGTAAACCTAGAGACAGAGGATGGCAAGAAAAGAACTTTTAGAGGTTCTACAGCTGATGATGTAGCGTACCAAATAATCTTAAAGAAAATAAACGAAAATAATGAAACAAGACAACAATTTGAAGACTTCGTTGAATCAAACGAACCAATCAAGCAAGAGCTCGAATCTGGACAAGTTGCAGAAGTTGCCGTTGAAGCAGCGCCTATCATTACTGAACAAGTTCCTGTTGTCGCAGAAATCAAAGTAGGCAGCATAGTTACGGATGCGGATGGAAAAGAATATATGGTTGTAGAATTGGGAACAAGCAGAAAGGGTACACCACAAGCTACTGTAGAAATACCAAAAAGAACAAAAGAGGAAATTGAGAAAAATGCAAGACTAATTGTTTTTGGCAGAAATGAAAATAGAACACTTTATAAATCAGAAAATGACCCTAAATTTATAAAAGAACAAGATATTGCTATTTCAGAAGAAATTTCAGAACAGACTGCCGTAAATAATAGTTCTAGAGGAACCATAACATTAGATTTATCGGATTTAAAACTAAAAGAATCAGAACAGACTTCTGTAGAACCAGTTAATGAAATAGAAAGACTAAGAGCAGCAGAGCAAAAAGAACTACTTGCCGCTATTCCTAATATTGAGCAATACAAGGTTGATGGAGTTGTTGATAGGAGCAAAATAACTAACGAGGAAGATAGGGCAAAGTTTGATGAAATTTATAATAAGTACGATAAAATTATAAGTCCGTTAGTTAAGCCTTCGGAGACAGCTCAACCAGTTGCAGGACAAGCGGTAGTAGAGGCCGACATAGAAGTAAAACCAACAATGGAGACCGGAACAGGTCTTCTTGCTCCTGCTGATGGTAAGACTGTTAAAGTCGGAGAAGCTAATAAAGGATTTCAGAATAAAGGCATAATACTTGGAGAGGATACTACCATTGAGATGCCTAATGGAGAAACCAGAGATGCGGCATTTGCTGTAGTCGAAATGGATGACATACTTGCATCTCACAATGAGACTTCATTCAATGATACAAAAGGATACCCTAGTCAGAATGGGATGAATGTAAATCCAAGGAACTATAAAGGAGATACTGTAGCAAAAGAAAAGGTAAACAGGGATGCAAGAAACTTAAAGCCTTCTATTGTTATTTCTGATTCAGCAACTCCAGATACAGGAGTTCCTATCATAAGCCTTGATGGCATAGTTCTTTCTGGAAACGGAAGAACAATGGCGATTAAGCTATCTAAGGATATAGCTCCAGAAAAATATGCGGAATATAAGAAAAGGCTTGAGGATAGAGCTGCAAAGTTTGGCATAGACCCTGCTGCTGTAAGAGGTATGAAGAATCCAGTTCTCGTAAAAATAGACAACTCCGTAAAAGAGTATTCTGTAAAAGAACTTGACGCATATAACCAGAAGGCTCAGAAAGGAGAAAGCCCTACTGATACGGCAATAAAAAGAGCTGCTATCATATCAAATAATCAGCGCCTAAAGGATGGCATTTTAAATATAATATCTGGATACAATACAATGGGCGAGCTGTTTGATAGCAAACAAGATAGAACTGCGCTTATAAATTTACTTGAGGCTAACGGGATAATTACTCAGCAAGAAAGAAGTGAGTATGTTTCTCAAGATAATCAACTTACGGAATCTGGAAAAGATTTGATTAACGACATATTGTTAGCTACTGTAGTTAGTCCAGAGGTAATGAAGTCTACAGATAATGTAAAAACATTTAGAAAAAATATCATAAGTGCGTTACCTTTACTTACGACAAACTATAAGAACGAAAACTATAGTCTTGAGAAACTGATTAACGATGCCATATTACTTCAGTCTGATATGGTGTCGAGGGGCTACAAGCTAGATGATTTTTGGAATTATATTGGTCAGACGCAGTTAGGTAAGCCTCATAACCCAGATGTTATCGTAATGAATAGAATGATTGCAGAAGGGCCTATGAAGTTTAAGGACTTTGTAAGAAAATACAATGCAGCATCTGAGACATCCGCAGGTGGAATGTTTGAATCAGAGGCTATGACAAGAGAGCAAGCGTTATCAGCACTTGCTAAAACTGAAAATAAATTAAAAGAAAATGAAATCAAAATCATTGCTAATCTTGCAGGAGTCTATTCCGAGTATGAGCGAGCCCAACAAGCAGGAACTGCTAAAGTATTTGAGCAACCCATCTTTGAACAAGTTACAGAGCAAGAGGCAGAAGAGCTTCCAGAGTTTGTCAACGGAGAGTTCACAAACCCAAAGTTTGAAGAGCAATACCAAAGAGAAAGAGCCAGTGAGTTCGGGTACACAGAAACAAGGGAGCAGTTCGTTGCTAGGAAGTTTTGCAAATAAGGTAAAGTCACTTATTAAAAAATAATATATGCCACTCAAAAAAGCGAAAGGCAAAAGCAAGGCGGCAATGCAAAAAGCAGTAAGCGCAAATATTAGAGAACTTAAAAAGCCTGAAACAAAAAGACCTCAGAATCAAATAGTTGCGATTGCCTTAAGGTCGGCAGGCGCACCTATGCCTAAAAAGAAAAAATAATAACATGTCTATTTGCCCAAACAAGAAGTCTGATAATTGGAAAGAGCTCACGTCTGGATTGGCTGAAAGGTTGTCTGGAAAATCTCCAAAGGATATAGATGCCATTGCGCATGTATCTTTTTTGATTAAAGGAGATGGTAGTATACCTACTGTCGATGAAGCGGTTCAGCTATTATCTAAACAGGGCAAAAAGCAGTTAAACGAAACTGTAAGGTTGGCAACAAAGGCGTTTAAGCAAGGAGCTGACGAAGCAAGAAAAGAAGCGTTTTTGGCTGGGCAGATGAGGCAAGGTAGAGATATGGCTCCTAAGATAAGAGCTCTTGAAGACCAGCTTGCCAATAACAAGATAACAAAAGCGGAGTACGAAGAGCGTATAAAAGAACTTGAATACGAGTCGGCGTTTAAACAAGCGGAAGCAAAGCTTGCAGCAGAGATAGAAGGAAAGAAGGCCGGAAGAAAGGAGGGCGTAAAAGAGCAAACTGCTTTTCAGAAAGCGTTTAGCAAAAAGGTTGGAGACTTTCTAAAAACGTCAGATAAGCTAAGAGGCGTATTGTCTAGAAAGCAGGTAGAGTCTATTATAAGAAAGGCGTCAAATATAGGCAGTAGCGAAAGGGATTTGAAAAGGTTTACAGACTACTTTGAGAAGATTGTAGCTAATGCTAATTATGATGCTGACTTGAGAACAGGAAAGTCTTTGCAAGCAAAACTTGTAAAACCATTTGCGGAGGCTGCTGACTTAGTTAAGAGGATGAAGAATATTCCGCTTGAATATCTATCTCAAAAAGAACTATCGGAATTTAACAGGATTGCTGCTACGTATGCAGCGTCTAAGCTTCCAGTAACATCGCCAAATTATCAGGCATTTGATGTAAAAAATGCCGAGAAATTATTTGCTCCTATAGAAAAATCTGTAAAGCAATCTGTTATATCTGACGTAGAAGATGCCTATGGGGTTCTTGGAATAAATGAAGAAGAAGCTAATGCAATAGACGAGTTTATGTCATCAGAAGACATGGACTCATATCTAAATTCTCTTAGCGATGCAAAGAGAAAGGCTCTTAGATATAACCTAGAAAGAGTTGCTGGATATAGCCTACTTGGACTTAAAGAAAAGCTGGCAAGAACAGTTCCTGCCGCTAATGCATCAGCGAAACAAAAGAAGCTATTTGATAAGCTGAAAAGAATATCTGGAGTAGACCCAGCGTCAATATCAGATAGCAAGCAGCTTGCAGAGCTAATTAGAATAGTTGACAACTCTGTTATAAACGACTCTAACTCAAATGTAAATAACGCATACGCCATAGTTCTTGCGGCAGAAAACGTAACAAGATTGCAGCAGGCTACCAGCGCAGTAAAAAGATTTTTAATAGGAGGGTTTTCTAAGTTCTATTACGATACTCCAATAATTCATAACTCTGCTGAAACAGATATAACAATAGGTGTATTTGCTGACTTGGCAAACGTAAGGCTTGGCTCAGAAGATTCTGACTACAGGAACAATAAAGAGCAGCTAAGAAAGTCTATAGAAGTATACAAGAAAAGCTCTGATGTTGAAGATAATTATATTGGAGAGCTTCTTGATGGTATATACCAGTCTTCCGTAAAAGACTTTAATACGCTTGAAGACTTTAAAAATGGATACTCTAATCTGCACCCACTAGAGGTAAAGGCTGCTGAATGGATGAACAAAAATGTGTGGAAGGTTTACGAAGATGATTTTAAGACACATGCAGAAGAAGACCTGAATGAGACATTTGAGTATGAAAACAGGCCACAATATCATCCAAGAAGATACAAAAAGGTTGGAACAGATGCTCAAGATTTTGACCCATTTGATACTGTATTTAATAATAATACGCTAAAGCCAAAAGAAACTGGAAGAAGCAAAGAAAGAAAACTTGTTGACAATCTACCAAAGAATAAGGCAGTTGACTATAGATTTGAGTTTAACTCATTTAAGACGCTACAAGAGCAGCTGTTTACTTCTAAGTCGCATCTTTCCGCAAAAGTGTTTCAATACATGTCTCAGAATACTGATGGAATGTCTGAGGCATTTGGAGGACAAGCGAATTCAGACTTCTTTACAGAGTCTTTTAAGAAGCAGTATGAAACGATGAGATACGGTAGAAAGAATGCTGATGGGACTTTTAATTCCGTAGCACTAGCAGCAACAAGGATATTAAAAGACTTGGGTTCAGCTATTGCTCTTGGAAGGCCAACGCAGATAATATCTCAAACAACTCCTCTTATACTTGCGTCTGTAAGAAATCCAAAGTATATGTCAATGGTAATGACATCTAATGTGCCTACTAACTTAGAGCTTTTTAATCTTGCTCCAGTTGGCTCTAGGGGTATAGAAATGGGAGCAGCAGGAAGGGCAGAGGAGTCAGAGGTTCTTTCATACGGAAAGACAAAGAGAGGGATAAAAAAGGTCGTTTCAGATGTTGGAGACGTAGCAGCGAATATAAGGTCTTTATCCTTATACGCACTTACAACAGCTGACGTATATGCAGCAAAGAAGACATTTGCTTCGTATTACTTGCAGTATATGAATGAGGTTGCCAAAATACCTACTACGGCAGAAGACTTAAAGACTGAGCATACTAGAATGAACGAAGAAAGAGAGATGGCTTTATCTTATGCCCAGCAGTCTATTGACAAAACACAGGCCGTAAGCACTAGGGTATTGCAGTCTGAGTTCAAAAGAAATGAGAACGGCTCATCGTGGGCGGAGCTTATAAAGAATATAATTCTTCCATTTAATAATTTTAGCTCTAATACGAAAGCTAGGCTAATGGAGGATACGTCTAAAATGTTGTACGGAAACTCAATGCAAAAAAAAGAAGCAGCTATAGATGTATTTGGCACTACACTAGAAACAGCTGCGTATTCAGCAATTAATATTTTCTTGATTTCGTCTATATACAGATATGGTATAAAAGAGGTTCTTAAATCAGCGTTTGACATAGAGGATGATGACGAATTTTACGATTCTCTATCTGGCTCATTTAAAAAGTGGTACACATACGTGCTAAGAGACTTAACTGTTGGCGGCTTTGGCCCTAGTGTAGAAGAGTCTGGAATAAATATAATGAATAGGATAGCCTACGTATTGTCTGGGAATGCCATTAGCGACACAGGAAAAGACTATTTCTCTTGGGTAAAAGAAGAGCCTACATTTCAGCCCCCATTCAACCCAAGAAATAACTCAGACTATGGATGGTATGATATACTAGGAACTTATGGCATACCGTTTAAGACTGGATATAAGTCAATGTTGGATATTTCGTATGCCGCAAATGGAGAGGCCCCTGCTGCATTTAAGTTTGAAAAAAAAGTAAGAAAAGAAAACGAAAGAAGCGACATGTCTAACATAACAGAAAAAGATGTACAGCTTTCTGACGAACAAAGAAGATTCTTTCTTTTTATGGGGCTTGCCAATGGACTGTCTGCAATAAGCGGATTCCAAGATGCAGACATAATAAGGGCAGGTGAAAAGCTAAGGTATGGTATAATTAAAGAAGAAAAATTCAGGCAGTACCCTAAAAAGTCAAAAGGCGGAGGAATGAAAGGCGGAATGAAGATGGGGGGCATGGGCGGAGGCTCTATGAAGATGGGCAGATAATAGCTGCAAAAATCTTATATTTGTAAAAACATAGACTATGGCTTTTGTAGCAAATTATACGGTAGCGCAGGGTATTGATTGTACCCAGTTTGTAATTACCGACACCTCGTCATACGCCTCAGAGGCTAAGAATACGTTTACGTATAGAAGGTTATACCTGTATAAGGCAGACGGAACAACTATCAAGTTCCCAGCAAACTCTCCGAATAACTACGTAGACTTTAGCTTTGCGTCATATCCTACAGACCAGATTACAATAACTGGCATAGACCAAGATTACGGACTAAGGATAGTTATGGAGCTGAACTCTTCAGCACCTCAAGGCGGAAGTATATACTCTAAGGAGAGTGTTGCAGCACTTACTTGCTATACCAATACTGCGCTATATAATGTAGCACAGATTGCGGCTACCAACCCAGCAAGGATAGATGACCTTACGTTTTACGATAGCTGGAGTGAGCTTCAGACAGAAAAGGATGCTGCCATAGTAGCGGCTACTTACGGAGACCAGATAAGTGCAGACAATGCACTTAGGAGAGCAAAAGCTATTATTAATCAATCATCACTTAGATTCTAATGTTATCTAACTCTACCATAACAGACTATATAAAATGGGCTGATATATCCGTATATCTGTCCATGAACGACTATCAGAAACAGAGGTATTACAGCTGGATTGACGAGAGGAAGAAGACGAGATTGCTGTATATGGTTAACGAAACAATGAAATGGGGTCAGCCATATCTCGTTGGTACTGAGGGATATGATAAGGTTGGAAACTACATGTATGCTTTATTTGGCAAATGGCTACTTACAGCAGTAGGCGTTGCCAATAGCGGAGCATCTGGCCTTGTCATTGGAACTCCTGTAATACCTACAGCAACAGCAGGTGCGGCTGGCACAATAACATTTACCGTTGGCGTAATAGGAAGTCCTATGCCGCCAAACACAAACTTGTATACTAATCTTGTTCTGGCAAACAGAACTATAATAGTTGTACTTGATAATGTTGTTTTACAGACTATTGGAACACCAGTTACATACTCATTCAATAGTGCTACAGGAACAATAACATTTAGTGCGAATCTTAATTTGAATCAGGTTTTGACCATCATATATATCTAACATGGTAATACAAAGTATACCTCTTGTAACTGACTTAAGAAATCAGAATAAGAATATAAGTACTCTATTCTATGCTACTGGACTAAGTTCAGAGGGCGATAATAGCGGAGGTGTATTCTGGTGGAATCCGTCAAGCACTACGGCTGATGACGGAGTGGATTATCTGCAAGTTACAGGAGTTGCTACTGGTAGGTGGGAAAGAATTATGGATACAAATGGGTCTGTTCCATCTTCAAGGACTCTTACTATAAATGGAACTACCTATGATTTGTCAGCGAATAGGTCGTGGAGTGTAGGTACTGTAACAAGTGTGTCTACATCTGGGCCTTTAACAGGGGGTACTATAACTGGCTCTGGAACAATAGGAATAAGCCAAGCAAGTTCGTCTACCGATGGGTATTTAAGCGCTACAGACTGGAGCGTTTTTAATTCAAAGCAAGCGGCCATAACGCTTACCACAACAGGAACTTCTGGCGCCGCAACACTTATTGGAGGAACATTAAATATTCCTATATATACTCCAGACCTTTCTGGCTATGTGCCTACATCAAGGACAATAACTATTAATGGAACAACATATGACCTATCTGCTAATAGGTCGTGGAGCGTTGGCACAGTAACTTCTGTAGACATGTCTGTTCCTACTGGATTTTCTGTAGGCGGAAATCCTGTTACGGGAGCAGGAACTTTGGCGTTATCATTCGCATCTGGATACTCTTTGCCAACAAATGTTAAGCAGAGCAACTGGGATGACGCATATACTTGGGTATCTAATTTTCCAACACAAACAGGAAATGCTGGGAAGTTCTTAACTACTGATGGTAATATATTGTCATGGGCAGCAAATCCTCTTGGAACTGTTACGTCTGTCAGCTTTGCTACTGGAACTACAGGAACAGATATAAATAGCTCTGTAGCAAACGCTACTACTACTCCAGCAATAACACTGAATATACCAACAGCTTCTGCTTCAAACAGAGGTGCTCTGTCAAGCTCAGACTGGTCTGTTTTTAATTCAAAACAAGGAGCAATAACTCTAACTACTACAGGAAGTAGTGGGGCTGCTACGTTTATAGGGAACACATTAAACATACCAATATACTCTCCAGACCTTTCTGGATATGTTCCTACGTCAAGAACACTTACCATCAATGGCACTTCTTATGATTTATCAGCAAATAGGAGCTGGTCTGTAGGAACGGTTACAAGTATTGCTACAAGCGGCCCAATAACTGGAGGTACGATAACGGGCAGCGGAACTATAGGAATAACACAGTCTACGACTACAACAGACGGATATTTAAGCTCTACGGACTGGAATACTTTTAATAATAAGCAAGGTACAATAACATTAACTACAACAGGGACAAGTGGTGTATCTACTCTTATTGGGAATACATTAAATATACCTAACTATGGTTCAGCATTAACAGGATACGTTCCGTATACGGGCGCAACACAAGATGTTGACCTCGGAACCTATGGTTTGATTACTGACTTTGTTAGATATAATCCATCAAGCAGTAACATTCCTTCTGCTGAAGGAGTAATGTGGTGGGATAATACGGATGGCACAGTTCGCCTGTCTGTCAAGGGCAATACGTATAGTGTTCCTATTGGGCAGAGTGTTATTGCAAGAGTAAGAAATAGTACAGCCACTAACTTGCTTAGAGCAGATTATAAGGTAGTAAAAGTGGCAGGAGCGCAAGGACAAAGACTTGCTGTTTCTTTAGCTCAAGCAAATAATGACGCAAATAGTGCGTCTACCCTTGGATTAGTATGTGAAAACATATCAACTAATCAGGAAGGGTTTATTGTGAATATTGGAGCTATTACAGATATAAATACAACAGGTAGCCTTCAGGGTGAAACTTGGGTTGATGGAACTATTCTTTACCTAAGTCCAACAACGCCCGGAGCAATTACAAATATAAAGCCAGTAGCACCTCAGCATACTGTTATTATTGGATATGTAGAATATGCACATGCTAATAACGGTAAGATATACGTTAAGATAGATAATGGTTATGAGCTTGAAGAATTACATGACGTAGCTCCAGCCCCTTATGTAAATAATGGTGTGCTTTACCGTGATACTACATTAAGCCTATGGAAGAGTGCAACTATTCCCACTGTTCTTGGATACACTCCTGTTAACAAGGCGGGCGATACAATGACGGGATATCTAATATTAAATGCAGACCCTGTTAGCGGGCTTGGTGCAGCCACAAAGGATTATGTAGACAACTTGGCTAATGGTATTGACTGGAAACAATCTGCAAATGCAGGTACTGTTGCTGCCTTACCTTCTTATGCGGTAACTGGTTCTGGTCAAATATTGACTGGCTCAGTTAATGGTGCAATACCTTCAGCAACTACAGATGGAGTTGCACTGGTTGCAGGAAATAGGGTTTTAGTAAAAAATGAAACAAGTACACTAACCCCTAATAACGGTATTTATGTAGTTACACAAGCAGGAGATGGCTCAAGTCCATTTATACTTACAAGGTCTGCGGATGCCAATGCATCATCAGAACTATCTGAAGCGACATTGAGTATAAGTAGTGGTTCTACTTTATCAAATACCCAATGGCATTGTAATCCTGCTTCTACTCCTATTACAATAGGAACAACATATATTTCATTCTCACAGATTGGTTCTGGTGTGTATTTTGGTACTGCACCTATTTCTGTTAGTGGGAATACAATCTCAATATCACAATCAAGTGGCAGTACAAATGGTTATTTGAGTAGTACCGATTGGACAACTTTTAACAATAAACAAAATACACTTAGTTTAACTACAACAGGTGCAAGTGGCTCTTCAACATTAGTTGGCTCAACTCTTAATGTTCCAACATATACACTTAATGGCCTTGGAGGCGCTTCTGCAACTACGACATTAACCATTAACGGTACATCTTATGATTTGTCTGCTAATAGGACATGGAGTGTAGGAACGGTAACAAGTGTTGCAGCTTTAACGATAGGTACAACGGGAACGGATATAAGTTCAACTGTTGCAAACGGCACAACTACTCCTGTAATAACTTTAAATATACCAACGGCATCTGCAACTAACAGAGGTGCATTGAGTAGTACGGATTGGACAACATTTAATAGTAAGCAAAATGCAATAACACTAACTACAACGGGTGCAAGTGGTTCGTCTACTTTAGTGGGGGCTACTCTTAATGTTCCTACATACACACTAAGCGGATTAGGTGGTGTACCTACAACAAGAACAATAACGATTAACGGTACTGCCCAAGATTTAAGTGCAAACAGAACATTCAGCGTGGGTACAGTTACTTCTGTTGCAGCTTTAACTTTAGGAACTACAGGAACAGATTTAAGTTCAACAGTAGCAACAGGAACAACAACACCTGTTATAACATTAAACGTACCTACAGCATCAGCTACAAACAGAGGTGCATTGAGTAGTGCTGATTGGACTACATTCAATAGTAAGCAGAATGCTATTACACTAACAACAACAGGAACTTCAGGTGCTGCAACTTTAGTTGGTGCAACGCTTAATATACCAAACTACGTTGGGTTTGCCAATCCAATGACAACGCTTGGTGATGTCATATATGGTGTTGCTGCCGGTGCTGCTACAAGACTTGCAGGAAACATTACAACTGCAAAGCAATTTTTATCTCAGACAGGTACGGGTACAGTATCAGCAGCTCCATCTTGGGCTACTATTGCAGGTTCTGATATAACAGGAGCAGCATTAACAAAGACTGACGATACAAATGTCACCTTAACACTTGGTGGTACAGCTGCAACAGCTTTACTTCGTGCTGCATCAATTACTGTTGGGTGGACAGGTTCATTAGCCGTTGGTAGAGGCGGTACGGGAGCAACAACACTTACGGGTGTGTTAATTGGTAATGCCACCTCTGCTGTAACTGCTGTTGCAGGAACAGCAAGTCAACTTTTAAGGAGAAATGCAGGTAACACTGCTTATGAATTTTTTACTCCTACATATATAAGTGCTGCCATTACATCACTTAATGGATTGACTGCAGCAACACAGACATTTGCAGTGGGTACAGCAGGAACTGATTTTGCAATATCATCAGCAACGAGCACTCACACTTTCAATTTACCAACAGCATCTGCCACAAACAGAGGTGCATTAAGTAGTGCAGATTGGACAACATTTAATAGCAAACAGAATGCTTTAACTAACCCTGTTACAGGCACAGGAACAACTAACTACCTTCCTAAGTTTACAGGTACAAGTACAATAGGGAATAGTAATTTAATTAATGACGCTTCAGGCAATTTAGGTTTAGGAGTAACACCAAGTGCGTGGAGTACATTTAAAGTATTACAAGTAGGTTCTTTAAGTTCTTTATATTCATCTCCATCAACTTATTTAGGTCATAACATATATTATAATTCAGGCAACAAATATATTGCTAATGGATATGCACAATTATATGGATTAAATGATAGTGGTCAATATGTTTGGTATCAAGCTCCTTCAGGAACGGCAGGTAACGCAATCAGCTTTACACAAGCTATGACGTTATTTGCTAATGGTAATTTAGCAGTAGGCACAGCTACAGACGCAGGATATAAACTTGATGTAAATGGTACGGGTAGGTTTACGGATAATTTATCAATAGTAAAAAGCGGCAATGCATTACTTTGTGTTCACGCTTCTACCAACACTACTCCTGTTGTTGATATAGAAATGATGCGTGGAACGAATGCAACGTGGGGTGCTGATGCTTATGGAGATTATAGATTTAGAAATAGTGCAGGTAACTTAACAATAGATTATGGTGATTCAGGTGTTACTACAACAAGATTAACCATAGCCTCAACAGGTGCAGCCACATTCTCAAGTAGTGTAACGGCAGCAAGTGCTAACATCACAGGTAACTTAACAGTAGATACCAATACGTTGTTTGTAGATGCTGCTAATAATAGGGTAGGTTTTGGAACTGTATCTCCAACAAGAAAAGTAACAATATCTGAAGGGACAGGAACTAATACTAATGCATATTTATCATTTAATAATTCAACCGAAAGGTGGGTTATTGGTAATGAAGGAGCATTTGCAAGTGCTACCAATGACTTTTTCTTTTATGATACAGCTTATAGATTAGTAATAAAACAAGGCGGTAACGTTGGTGTAGGTACTACCTCGCCAAGTGCTCCATTGCACGTTAATACAAGTAGCGATGTAGGTATAGTATTATCATCTTCGGCTGGAGCGTATACGAGCTATTTAAATTTGAATGCTGCTGGTGGTGGTGCTGCGGTTATTAGAGCAATAGGCGGTACTCCGTTTTTGTTTGAAGTTGGTGGAAGCGAACGTATGCGTATCACAAGTGGTGGCAACGTACTCATCGGCACTACAACCGATAATGGTGCAGACCGCTTACAAATAAGTGGGAATGGGTTATTCCAAAATGGTAGAATAGTAATCAATCAAAACTCAACATCGTCTGCAGGTTTGCAAGTAAACTCAAATGATATTGTTACGTATACAGGTAATTTAATTCAAGGAACTACTTTAGTTGTAGGTAGTAGTGCATTTAATTTAATAGATTTATCCACTAATGGTACAGTAAGATTTAGAGTTAATGGGTTAGGAGAAGGTACATTCTCAGGTGGAGTAAATTACAATGTTCTTAAGCCTACAACTACAAATACAGCATCAACTGCAACACTTACTCCAAACCTTGCAAGTGGTGATACATTTACAATAACAGCTCAGGCTGCTGCTCTATCAGTAGCATCACCTACAGGGACATTTGTAAATGGTCAGAAATTACTCATAAGAATAAAAGATAATGGTACTGCAAGGGCTATAACTTGGACAACAGGTTCATCAGGTGCATATAGGGCATCTTCAGACTTAGCTCTTCCTACAACAACTATATTAGGTAAAACAATGTATCTTGGTTTTATTTGGAATAGCACAGATAGCAGATGGGATTTGATAGCATTCTTAAATAACTTTCCCGTAATTTCATAATATGCCTACACAAGCTTTTACTACAACAGGAACATGGACCGCACCTGCAGGTGTTACATCGGTAACAGTAGAGTGTTGGGGTGGTGGAGGTGGTGGAGGAACAGTAAATGGTGCTGGTTCATACAGTGGTGGTGGTGCAGGTGGAGCTTATGCAAAAAAAGTAGTATCTGTAACAGCAGGCACAACATATACTGTAACAGTTGGAGGTGGAGGTAGTTCATCATCAAGTGGGGGGGATAGTTGGTTTAGCACGACAGGAACAGTAATTGCTAAAGGTGGAGCAGGGGCTCCTCCTGTAATTGGTGGCGGCAGTGGTACTGCTCCAACAGGAACTACAACAGGCTCAATAGGAGACACTGTGTATGCAGGTGGTAATGGTGCAGCAGGTAGTTCTGCAACAACTTCTGGAGGAGGTGGTGGTGGTGGAGCAGGTTCTACAGGAACAGGTAATAGCGCAAGTGGTGCTACAGGAGGTGCTGCTAAAACATTAAATGGTGGAGCAGGTGGTAATGGTAGAACAACTACCGATGGCTCAGGAACAGGAGGCAGTGTTTATGGTGGCGCAGGAGGTGGTTCAAGAGTTACCTCTTTCGGGGGGTATAATGGTGGTTCTGGAGCAGCAGGGTATGTGTTTCTTGATTGGGTAGTTGGTGGAGGTAATAATGGAGGATTCTTTCAATTTTTCAATAATTAAAGCAAATATAATATGACAAACATTGAATTTCAGTTAAATCCTTCGCTTCCGTTTATTAACGTAGAAGCAGTTAAAGGTTATTTTTACGTTCAGTATCCAAGCGGTTGGTCTTATTGGGCAATCCAAGACGAAAAAGGAACTAATCTAAAAGATGGTAATTACAGCTTCAGCCAAGAAGTTTTGGCACAGTGGACTGATTCTGACCAAGTTCTTATTGATGACATTCTTGCTGCTGCCCCTTGGATAGTGGTAGATAACGTACCTGTTCCTCCAGCCCCAGAACCAACTCCTGAGCCAACTCCAGAACCGCTTCCAGAGGTGGTAGAGCCACAAGTAGAAGAAACTCCTTCTGAGCCACAGGCATAATATTTAGAAAAAAAGTATACAGAAAGCTTGTTTTTACGGGCTTTTTGTATATTTGTATCTAAATAAATAACTATGTCACAGAAAGTAACAAAGAGCTACCAAGACCTATTGGTATTAACAAGGGGGCTAAACCTCCTCATGTCTGACAAAACTATCCTTTCGTCTAAGGCTGGAAAGAAGCTTGAAAAGATAGCTAAAAAGATTCAGAAAAACCTTGACGAGTACAATGAAAAGCTAGAAGACATTCGTCTTGATAATGCTAATGTTGACGCTAACGGCTCACTTCTTACAGATGAGAAGGGGGGATATAAGTACTCTAAGGAAGGTACTAAGAAGATGAATGCTGAAATCAAAGAACTCCTTAATAAAGAGTTTGAGTTCTATCAGCTCACATTCTCTACAGAAGGACTTGAAAATTACTTATTCCTAAATGGATGGGTAGAAGGTATTAAAGCTCCAGAAGAAGAGTCGGATGACGATTCCGAAGACGCTGTAGTTGTAGAAATGTAATTAAAATTATACGTAATTTTACGGATAGCTCTCCTATATGGAGGGCTATTTTGCTATAAAAATAAAGTGTTATATTTGTTAATTAATGACTTAACCAAATGTAAATGGAACCTACAGAAATCCACCTTCAGAAGATGGAAAATAGACTAGATGAAATGGAAGAAAAGCTAGATGAGATAGATAAGAAGTTGTCGTATGTAGTGGATGCCTTAGTCGGTAATCCACTTGTAAAATCAGATGGTCTTGTAAAAAGACTTGAGAAGTTTGAGGCGGATATGCAAGAACTTAAAGACTTTAGAAAAAGGATATTGTATACTGTATCAGCTATAGTGGCTATAGGGCTTACAATAGAGGTTTTGATAAAAATATATAGTAGTGTACCAAAGTGAACAATGCAAAAGTTTACATATTCAGCTTACTCTCATTCCTTCTTGGGGTATTCTGTGTTAATTATTTTGACGGATGCCGTAAAGATGACAAGTCAGTAAAGGTAGATGGCAAGAAGTATGAGGTTATAAAGACCATAACAGATACACAATACATAAGAAAAGATACAGTAGTTTATAAGGCTGGCAAAGGTATACGTAAGGATACGGTAATATACGTAGCCATTACAGAGCCAGTAGATACAGCTATCATAATTAGGGACTTCTATACCATATCTGTATACAAGGATACACTTGGCCTTGACAGTGGACACGTTTACATAACAGATAGTGTAAGTCAAAATAAGATACTTTCAAGAAAGTATTCAGCATCTATATACTCTAAAACAATAACAGACAAGATATACCTAAAAGAGAAGTTTAAGACTACCTTTTTTTGGGGATTTGGAGCAGGCGCTGGAAGAGGGGTATACGATGCTAATATCAACTTATTTATGGAAACTCCAAGCAGAAGGCTGTACGGCATAGGCGCTGGAGTTATAAATGGAGTTCCTGTCATCAGGGGTAATGTACTTATAAAACTATAAGCCATGAGAAAAGAGCATAAGAATCCAGAAGGCGGACTTACGAAGGCGGGAAGAGAATACTTCAAGCGTACGGAAGGTGCTAATCTAAAGCCACCAGTTAAGTCTGGAGATAATCCGAGAAGGGTGTCTTTTGCTGCGAGGTTTCTTGGCATGAAAGGAGACATGAAGAAGCCTAATGGGGAGCCTACAAGGAAAGCTCTTGCGTTTAAGGCTTGGGGATTTGACAATGTAGAGCAGGCCAGAAGATTTGTTCAGAAAAATAAAAAGAAATAAACGCTTCATAATGTTTAGTAGCAGTAATTTGTATATAATGATTTTGGGCGTTTTATTGTCTCTGGGAGTTATAATGGGCTCAATATGGTATGTAAGCAGGCTATTTATTAATCAAACTCAAGAGATACTTGTGCGGTTTATATTACTTGTATTTACCGCACTTGTTGGAGTTTATGTAGCTGACAAGACTGTAGCATTTAAACTATCATTATTGAGCGATGGGCAAGACAAGGAATTATTTGACCTAATAAAGACTTTGATTTTAATGATTTTCAGCTATTATTTTGGAACTAAAAAAGCAATAGAAAAATAATTATATGAAAAAGTTTTTTGAATGGGCTAAAGGTTTTCTATCAGAGAACGGAGAAGCGTCAAGCAAGAGGCTTGTAGGGGTAGTATCAGCTGTTGCATTGTGCTATACGCTGTATGCTAATCATGATACTCAAAATGAGCCTTCCGAGGCATTAGTATATTCCGTAGCTGCTCTAAGCGCTGCTGCGCTTGGGATATCAGCGGCTGAAAAAATATTTAAAAAAGGTAAAGATGAATAATGTTTGGGGATTTATTGGCTCTTTGCTTGTAATAGCTGTTGCCGTTGGCATATTCATGATGCTTATGGAAAAGGAGATGCCGCAGGAGAACAGGGAGCTTTTGATAGCTTTTGTCAGCGTACTCTTTGGGGCAATGGCTTCTTCAATAAAGAAAATAACAGGAGATGACAAATAAGATAAGCAACAACGAAATGGCGCTATTGATTATATCAATATTTATGTTGATAGGATTTTTTGTATACATGCAGAAATCTTCAAGCATGGATACGCTTACCGTAAAGTCAATTAATGATGGCATGCGTGTTCGTGATAGCATATATATGAAAAGAGACAGCGTTATCGGAGCAAAGATTATAAGCCTTACAAAGAGAGTTTCTTATCTAGAGTGGAAATATAATAGCAAGTAATCCTATAAACTAGAAGACCATGAATACAAGCAATTTAGTATTAAAGATACCTGTATCTGTATCATCTGAGCTTCCTTCTGTAATGGAAAAGTTTTCTATTAGTAAACCTATCAGGCTTGCTCACTTCTTAGCACAGGTTGCTCATGAGTCTGGGAACTTTAAATTCTTAAAAGAGAACTTAAATTATTCAGCTGATTCTTTACTCAAGGTGTTTCCTAAATACTTTAAAGACAAGGCTACTGCCGACAAATATGCACGTCAACCAGAGAAGATAGCCAATAGGGTATATGCAAGCAGGATGGGCAATGGAGATGAGGCAAGTGGAGATGGATTTAAGTTTCGTGGAAGAGGGTTTATCCAATTGACAGGCAAGGATAATTACAAGGCTTTCTCTACATTTATAGGCGAGGATTGTGTGGCTAATCCAGATTTAGTATCAGACAAGTATCCGCTTACTTCAGCTGCATGGTTTTTTGACAAGAATAAGCTATGGGATATATGCGATAAAGGAGCAGGAGAAGATGTTGTTCTTGCTGTAACAAAGCGTGTAAATGGCGGAACTCATGGGCTGGCAGACCGCCAGAGCAAGTTTAATACATTTAATAGCCTACTATCTTGAAAGAGCAAATAGTATATGATATAATATATAACTCTCCGTATAGTAATGAGGTAAAGCGTGCTGTATGGACAATGTATCATACTGGATATATCCCAGTAGAAGGAAGAAGCACTGATGATTACGTAGCCCATATAGAAGATATTGTTATAGAGAATGGGTTGTTTATAGGTGGCAGATGCGAGGTTGGAGACTTTTACGTCATAGACCTTGATGATTTAGTATTTGCATTATATAACACTATCATAGGGGAGTATCACCCACCAAAGCCCTTTACCAGAAAAGTTACCGAGCTGTATAAAAAAGCAATATTCAAGTTCTGCTAGCATCTCTTAACCAATACAACTTAAATGTCTAAAAAGAAAAGCTTAGTTAGGCCACGTCTTGATAAAGACGAGATGGATATTGTTAATAGGTATAGACAAGAAAAGAGGAACCATGAAGCGCTTAAGAAAGAATGTGAAGAGAAGGGGATACCCTATGAAGATGTCAACTATTACTGGCATAAGAGCGAAAGATTCTCAATAAACGTATCAAATAATAAGATTGGCTTTGATTCTATATTTAGCAATATCATAGAGGAGATTCAGCTCTACGCCCCAATATACCCCAAGCTTGTATACCCAAAATACAAAAGTAAGCACCTTCTTGTAATAGACCCTGCTGATATACATATAGGAAAGCTAGCGAGCTCCATAGAGACCGGAGACGAGTATAACCATGACATAGCATTTGCCAGAGTAATGGAGGCCGTAAATGGGCTTATTTCACGTTCTAGTGGCTTTGAGATTGACAAGATTCTTCTTGTCATAGGAAATGATATATTGCACGTAGATAATCCTGCTAATACAACTACAGGAGGAACTAAGCAAGATGTCAGCTTAATGTGGTACGATGCCTTTAAGATGGCACAGAACCTTATAACAAGATGCATAGAACTACTTGTTCAAGTAGCTCCAGTTCATGTACAGTACAACCCATCTAACCATGATTATACCAGTGGATTCTACCTTGCCCAGACTATAGAGGCTTGGTTCTATAAGAACGCTAACGTAACCTTTGATGTAAGCCCGGCCCATAGAAAGTACTTTAGATACCATAATAACATTATAGGAACAACGCATGGAGACGGAGCAAAAGAAGCCGACTTACCAATGCTTATGGCTCACGAGAGTCCATATTGGGCAGAGTGTAGGAATAGGTACTTTTACACCCACCATATCCACCATAAAAGGTCAAGGGATTACATGAGCGTAACGGTTGAGTCTATGAGGTCTCCTTCTGGAACAGACGGTTGGCATCACAAGAATGGGTATCAGCATGCCCCAAAGGCGGTAGAAGCATTTGTCCACCACCCAGAGCACGGACAAATAGCCAGATTTACCCATATATTACATTAGAATTTTATCAATCAATTCATTAAATTTGTCGCTCACAAAACAAATTTATGAAGCTACAAGACGAGTTCTACGAATTAACACAAGAGCAGCAAGAAGAGGAAGCAGTAAAGATGACGAACATGTACTACGAGAAGGCAGAGCAGTGGCGTAAGGTAGCCATAAAAGCAAGAAAATCAAAGATAAAAAAGCCTACAAAAGTGAATGAAGCAACCTAAGATTATACATCGTAAGCTCGGAAAGGAGAGGTCTTGGGGTCTTGCCCATACCGCAGAAAACCTTATTGAGCTTGATGTTAGTCTAAGAGGTTACAGATATTTACTATATCTAATACATGAGTTTATGCATATCAGGCATCCAGAATGGTCTGAAACAAAGGTGCGTAAAGAGTCTTCTGTAATGGCAAGGCTATTATGGAAAGCCAAGTTTAGAAGGCTTGACTCCTAAACTCTAAATGCGTCTGCTGTATATATCTCTATCAGCGGTTGTTTCTTTTTAGCTACAGCGTTAGCCTTATTCTGGCCAGTCATTGTCAGCAGCATTATCATGAAGCTGACACAGGTATCGAACTTAGTTCTATTATCGTGCCTGTATCTTTTCAGCTCATCAAGAAGGTCTGGATAGTATATCTTATGGCAGTGATGTTCTACGTAGTTGATGCAATACTCAAGCTGCTTAGATAAGGCAAACGCATCTGCTGATGCTATACCTCTATCAAGGAAGTTAGTCTTAGCCTTTCTATCTGGGTTGATTACAGCGTCTGGCTTTTTACCAAGCATAGGCAGGCAGTTATATCCAAGCGTATTATACTTCTGGAAGTATGGGTAGTAGTCATCTCCTGCGTCTTTCTCTATAGTTACTGGAGCTCCATACCACATAGCCACCATCAACATCTCCTGCCAGAACAAGTCTTTCATCTTAGGCCTACCATAATAATATGCCACAGGAAGTCCTGTATCGTCTGGCTTGGTAATATCCAGCTTCTCTCCTACCCACGCTGCTCCCATTGAGCCTTCTCCAGATGTTATGCTGTGCCTAAATGGGTCACACCCTATTCCATACTCTGCTGATGACATAGGATACATTACATTATTCTTTATGGTGAAAGAATTAGTATTTTTCGGCATCTTATATATCAGCCATTTTCCTGCGTTGTCATCAGCAAACTGAACCTTATTATCACCATCAAAGTATAGTCTACCACGCCTTAGCGGTATGTTATTTTCTTTAAGGAAGTACTCCTGCTTTTCTATCAGGTCAAGATTAAAGTGGCAGTCTACATCATTGAACTTGAAAGCCTCCATCTCGTTTAGCGGATAGTCTCTAATGTCTTGGTCTTGCTTAGAAGCAAGCCTGTCTGCAAGGATATGCTCTTTAGCATCTTCTGCCATAGAGAATCCCCATTCGTCAATAAATCCTGCATAGCCTTCGTTGGCTGGAGCAAAGTATCTTACAAGTCTTGAAGGCGTGCGTCTACCATATTTAAACTGGTCTGAGTCATCCCATAGTGTTTTGAATGGCTGGCCTCCGTTGTTTGGAGGGTTTACGGTAGATACCATGATAGCAAATCCTACCTTGTTAGCTCCTTCTGTCAGCGTCTTTTTAGCGATGTTCCAATACTCTTGGATAGGTATACTTGCGTCATACTTAGAAGCCTCGTCTATCAGAAGTCTGCTCCATCTACCAGAGTCAAAAGAGTTCAATGCTGTGTTACGCCACTCAATGAATGAGTTAAGTCCTTCTCTCCTGTTAAATAATCCCTTAGCTTTCTTTGTTTTCTTAGCCTGCTTAACGAATGTAAGTTTCTTTTTAGGGTCTTCTGTTCCGTCTGTTCTTGGCTGAAGGAATGAAGGCATGGCTCTGAATCCGTATACTACCATGTTCTGAAACAAGTCTTCAGCATCTTTACCAGTCTTACTAATAATACCACATCTTGTATTCTCTGACATGGAAGCAGCCTTTGTAATAATACACGATGACTGAGAGGTAGCACCTTCACGTCTTTTCTTTACCCTTATAATTCCGAGAATATCTTGGTCTTTTAGGCACTCTTCATAGAATAGAAACCACTTTCTGTCTGCGTCTCTATACTCTGGTAGTCCTCCATGCTCAAGCATCCAGTAGTTAAGGTAGAAGTAGTAGTCTCCAGTAATGTATGTAGGCTCTGACTTATTAAAGAACCAGTATCCGTGCTTTAGTTTATCGAACTCTGTACGTATAAATCTTATCTGTTCATCATCGTATATTGCTACTCCATCTTCATCGTAGTCTACATCGTAGAATGAATCTGGTATCTCAATACGTTTAAACTTCTGTTTCTTTTCAGATAGTCCATAGCCATCTATTCGCTCCTTTGGTGGAGCTGGTGGTATGGTTACATCTATTCCGTATATCTGTATTACACTCATCTGTATATTTCTGACAGGGGTATTAGCACTCCAAGTGAAGTGTCATCATCTCCGCCTTTAGCAAATGTACCATTATGATACTTCTTGACCAATTCTCGCAACCTTGCTACAGGAATTATTGCGGCAGAATCAATCTTGGCTATCTTATATATCCAGTAGTCAGCAGTTGTTGTGCTGATGCCAGATTGCCTTCCTCTGGAGTATACTTCAACATATATGTTTCCTGTCCTGTGAGCAAGGAAGTCTGTCTTGACTTCAATCTTTTTAGTTCCGTCAAAGACTTCCATTACCCACTCTTCAGCACGCTGGCCGACAGTTAAATCGTATGTATATGATGAGCTATACTTCATAATCAAAAGGGTAGGCTATCATATCCTCCAACATCTTGTGCAGGAGTTTTAACTTCTTGCTGCTTATTGCCATTAGGTTCCCATGTATCAATAGATACTTGAACATCCTTACCATACTTGTCTGGCTGATTAAGAATGTTTACATTCAGCCTAAGATACTTACTTCCATTGTACTCTTTAATGTACTGGCCGAACTTCTCTGGATTGATGCTGATTTGCAGCCATGTGTCTGACTTTTTCTTTCCACTACCGCAGTAGATTTTCTTTTGCTTTTCCATTTGTTTTTGTTTTATGATTATTAAAGTGATGACATCTCTTGTTTTAGATATGAAAGTGCTGACCTAAGTCTATCTGAGTTATAGTGAGCCTCTTTTACAAGTAGCCTTATCATTGTCAGCCAGAAGTTAGTGCTACCTATTTCGTTGTTAAGGATAATCTTCTTTTCAGCAGCTCCTCTTGCATCCATGTCAAGCACAGCAAGTTTCTTCATTGCATGCTTATCGTTAAGGAACTCGAACATGGCCTCACATTCAGCTCCCAAGTGCGCTACATTGCTTAGTTCTCCAAGCTGGTTAAGTATCTCATTTGGATTAGTGAAGTCTACCTTCCTTGTAACTACTGACCTATATTGCTCGTATAGTTCTTTAGTCTTTTCAAACCTATCTTGCAGCTCTTTGTCTTCAAATATCTTCATGGTTATGGTATGTTATTTTCTAAAGAATGATTTAATGTATAGCTTAAAGTATGTCCAGAATAGTCTTGCATATACACTTCTTGGTATATCAAAGTTAAAGAAGTCGAACTCCTGTTCTTCTACAAATACTTCTACTTTCTTTTTGACTGCTTTCTTAGGCGCTGATTTTTTAGGAGCAGACTTCTTTACATCAGCTCTCTTTACCAACTTCTTGGTTGTTTTCTTTTCCATTGTATTTGTTTTTAATTATAAAAAAGCGTTGTCTATATCTTTTGATAGCTCTATGTATTCTATTAGCTTTTCATATTCTTCTGGAGTAAGCTCAATAGCTACTCCATCTTCTTGTATCTCATAGTTCTTGAATACAAATTTAAGCTTGCCTTGAGAATAAATTACATTTACATTATCCATTATTTATTATTTACTTGTTTAAGTTGCTGATTATCAGCGTTTTGTTATTACTATTTGTTTTACATTATTTGTATTTATTTTTTATCAAGCCAAGACATATCATCGTCTTTGTAATATTTACGAGTACCATCATGGAATATAACCGTATACATTCCTTCTGGAGCGTCATCTTCTGGGTCTCTTTTAATTCTCGCTGATTGTTGGTTTGGTTGGTTAGTATTTGGTATAATTAGTTCTTTGTTATTATAGTCTTTAGTATGTGTAGGTTTTCCAGTGCACTGGTCTTGGGTAGACTGGTTTCCAGTATACTGGTTTCGGGTAGACTGGTTTTCCGGAGTACGGGTTTTCAGGCTATCCGCTTCTATAACATTGTTCGCCTTGTCTAAAACTTTATTATCCTCTTTAATAGGCTCGTCATATATTATATAATGAGCTCCATCAAACTTTCCATCTTCACCCTTGATATACAATAAATCAGCAAGGTACCCCTTCTCTTTTAACTCCTTAAATATCCTTGTCATTTTATCTCTCCCTATCTTAAATTGTTTCTGCAAGTGACCTTTTCTTAGCACCCAGTCATCTGGAAGATGAAGGATAAAGCATAGTATACCAAGAGATTCAGCGGATAATCCAGAAGAAAATAGATTATTGCCAAGTGTGGTAAAGTTCTTGTTGCGCTTTGTGCGCTTTATATAGCTATCAGGCATAAAATAAAAAAGGCTATCAGATTTGCTTGCAGTACCATTGCAAGCGCCTCCTCAAGCCAATAAGTTTTCTTAATGGAATATGGTACATTCCAGTTCAAATATACAAAAATTAATATACTTGAGAAAAAAAACATTTGTAATATATTTATTACTTTTCCCAGCTATCTGGTATTTCTATATTAAAGCCTTTCCCATTCATCGGATTGTCGTATACCCGTATATCATCTGAATAGTAATGTTTTACATGCCCTCCGTCAAGCCTTACTACCCATACAGAATTAACATCAATGCCATAGTCGATTATGAACATAGCTACTCCTTCTCCATGTGGAGTATGCACAGCTATTGAAGACTTAATCTCGTGTATCATAGCAGCTCAGATATTAAGTCATGCCTGTGCTCTCCGCACCTCTTACAGGTAACTACAGCAGAAGCTCCGTATATGTGGTTAATCTTCCATCTGTGGCCAAAGAACTTGCAATACGCTGACAATAATAGTTTTTTCATATTAGTTAAATTTAGTGGTGTCTGGATTGATTCCTTTGTCATTGAACTTTTTATACTGATACATTGGGAATAGCTCATCTAAATGCTTCTCGTTGAACCATAATCCATCATCATACTCAAACATCAGCTCTCCATCTTTGTATCTCCATCTTAAATTCTTTCTTTCATCATTTTTTTTAATATACTCCGCAATACTATTTGTTACCTTCATTATCTGGGTTTAAATCATCTACAAATTTGCTTATCAACATCTCAAGCTTATGCTGGTTATCCTCGTCAAGGTTAATCATCAGCCTAAATATTTCATCGTATCTAAGGGTATCAACCTGCCTTAGTATGGCTGAATTAGACTTAACCTCAAGCGATGTCTTAATCCATTTGAACTTGTTTGCCATAGCTCCAACCGCCTGCCTTGTTACAACATGCAGCGACTTGTCTTTCTCAAGGTCGCTGGCGTACATATATCCATTACAAGCGCTTATGTAGGCCATGAATAAAGATTCCTTTTGCCCTTCCGTCATAGTTAAAGTTTTATTTCGTGTATAAAGCTTTCTATATCTTCATCGTTTGGCTTGTCGTCTATCAGCCTGTTGTCTAATCTTAGGTAGCTCCTGTCAATGGGCAAGTGTCCATACTCGTCAGTGAACTCCACTCCTTTATTCATCTTCAGCCTTATAGATTCATTGGCCTTAGTTACTCCGCCTCCAGAATACTCTGCTGTCCTGTGCTTCAGAACCTTTATCTCATTAATCATCCAGCTTTCTGGGTCTTGGATATTCCTATTCATCACGATAAACACATCAGTCTTATTAACAAGCACAGCCCCACCATCAGCATCAGCAGGGTATGGCATAGGCTGATTACCATTCTTGTCCCTCTGTCTCTGAGATTCACTCCTTGTATGTATGGATAATAGGATAGTTATATTAGTCCTCTTTGTATAGAGCAGCATGTTAGTATACATCTCCATCTCGTGATTATACTTAGAGTCTTTTCCATTCATCTTCAGTGAATTAACAGGGTCTATGAGCAATCCTTTAATGGCATGATACTTAGAAACGGACTCCGTATACTTAAGAATGTCATCATACCCGTGCATCTCATCGTTATTGACAAAGAATATCCTATCATTAATCCATTTAATAGCCTGTTGAAAGAAGTCCTCTGGGCAATCCTTTATCCTATACCCTGTAAAGAACTCTACAAACCTCATCTTAACAGATGCAACTCTATTCTCTCCAGTGTATATTACCCAGCACCAGTCATATTTCAAGGCAGAAAGGAATATAAGCCATAAGGTTAGCTGCGTCTTACCAGTTGAGGTATGGCTCAGAATCGCATAGAACTGACCTTCATTGAGGAGTAAATGCTTATCCATGTCTTCATACCCAAATGGTTTACCCATCGGAATTAAGCCTGCTCTGTACTTCCTAATGAACTCTTCATCGGCTCTGTTGTTAGATAGAAACGAAAGCTCTTCTTCTATAGCCCCTACAGCATGCATTACCTCGTGTTCGTACCTGTCAATATCGCTGATAGGCATATACATACCAGCCTTGATGCCATCGTGAACAGCTTTTATCTCTATCTCTCTTTCTTCTGGAGCGAACTTGTTATTAACCTCGTACTCCAGAACCATCCTGCCTATATACTCTTCCACAATTCCTCCAGCAATAAGCCCACCTACAAGGTATGAAGACTTGATAACAGCGTGATGCCTTGCTCCTTGCTCACTTATCCTTATCATCTTAGCTGCCACGCCAAGCCTTTTGTAGTCTGTAAATCCACCAGTCATGTTGATGCCAGCAGATACAACCTTTTCCTGCACCTCAAAGAAAGTCTTAGCATCTTCGTTGATATAAATATCTGGGTCATAAGACAAGAACAATACCCTTGAAGGGTTCCTTGCTGTAGGGTCAAAGACTGGATACCTTTTTAGAAGGGCGGTGTAATGCTCCTCATGTCTGCTGCCATCAGCTATCTTTATAAGCCCATGAAGTCCTGTTCCAGAAGGGCTTACCCATAGAGCATATATATACGGGTCTCTCTTTGCATCCTCCTTGTATTTCGGTATGTCATCAATATCATCAATGTCAAATGGAACAAGCTTTGAGTGCATGGATAATGATTCGTCTGTTCTGTAAGACTTATACATTGTACCATCTTTACGCTCCCTAATAACTGGTATGTCAAATCTTCCAGCGTATAGAACGCATGGTAGCTTTAGTTTCAGCTCTCCAATTTCAGCATCACTTGTTGATGAGCGTATCTTTTCAACATCATCCTTTACCTTGCCATTTTTTATACCATTGAGTACTGAGCTTACGGTAACATGATGCGGAGTATCTATGTCTTTAAAAGTCTGGAATATAGTAATCAATGATATTGGCTTTTCTTATTAGAAAAATTTATAATATCTTCTTCAAATCCTGCAATAAGGTGTTGCAAGTATTCATCATGCTCCAGATAGTCATTCAGCGTCTGGATATGGTGTATGGCTGTGCTATGGTCTTTAAGATTTACATATACTATAATCTTCTTTAGACTTAGCCTTGCATACTTTTGTAGTAACCAGCATATAATCCTTTTAGCCTCTACGATTTCTTTCTTCCTTGAGTTGGTATTTATATCTACGTTAAGCCTTCTTTGAACAAGCTCAATGATATAGTACGGCTCAATGATTACGCTATTACCAGCTATCGCCTCTATCAGTCCAGTGTCTATCCCTATCTCAAGAGCAAGGCTATGAAACTCCTCGGCTTTCTTAATCAGCATCTTAATCTTGTCAATCTTTACGTTACTCATCAGTTCTTTATCGCTCATTTTCTATTTTGTTTAGTTGGTTTGCTGCATAAATCATTAGTAATGAAAGTATTATAAATAGTTGTATCATTTTGCAAGTGTTATCTTTAAGGTTGTTGTTGATGTCTTTGATGGCCCTACAATAACTTCTCCAGTAGCTTCATCTACAAGGCTCATTCCTGCTGGTATCTTTTTTAAAATATCTTCTCTGGCTTTCATTTTTTCTGTAGCGTAGTCAACAGAAGCCTTAAGCAGTTGCCATGTAGTGTCTCCAGAGTAGTCATACTTTACTCCGCCTTCAACTCTTTCAATCTTGGTGTCATACAGATTTACCTTCCCGCTATGCTTATCAATCTCGTCAAGGGAGTATTTCATGAGCCTGTCTTTTACTTCTTTCATCAGCTCTTCCCATACCTTAACCTTTACTGCAAGGTCAAGTGGATTCTCTTTTCCTTGCTCTACTGCTTGGATAAAATACTCTGCTGCTGTTTTGATGTCTGTCTTCGTTGGCTTCAGTTCGTTTAAAATTGTCAGTTCCATGTACTATGTTTTATTTTGTTTCTTTGGTTATAATGTTAATCAGCGTATTGATGTTGTTAGATTTAATTACTCCTTCTACTTCATCGTTATTCCAGTATCTATTATATAGCTCTCTTGGAATTGCACTCCACAATTCGGTAAAGTGATTAAAGTGAAATACGTAGTCGTAGATTTTTTCCATTTTTTTAAGTGCCATAGTTTATTTGCTTAATAAGTCTCTTACCTCTTTGCTAATCTTATACTTCTTCTCTACCTCTTTAATGTCTCCTCCTTTATCTAAGAATCCCTTTACCTTCATGAAAGCTTCTGAACCTTTATTCAGCCACTCCTTCTGGTCTTGATGAGGAGCAGACTTACCTCTGCCTTCTGCTGTTTCTGCATCATCATCCTCTCCTTGAATAGTAAGGTTTAATAGCCCAGATAGGGCATAACGCTTGGCGTAACTGGTAGCCGAACCATAGTCTTGTGGCGTTCCCTTCATGGCTACCACTGGGAAGTAAGATTCAATATATTCTCCGCTTTCCACATGGAACAATATGCTTTTTACATAGTGCGCTCCGTCTATTACTACTGATGGCTGGGAAAGGACAAGTCCGCACTTCTTTAATGGCTCCTTTATGCTCTGCTGGATATGCTCCAGTGCTGCGAACTTGGATTTAAAGAAAGGATTGTCTGCGTCTTTTAGTATCGGTTCGGCCATATCAGCGAACTGGTACATGGCTTTTAATAGATTCTTCATATATGTGTTTTTGTTTGATGACTAAATTTTGCATGAATTTTTCCTTTTTTTCATGCCTTATTGTGCATTTTTCATGCACTTTATTGTGCATTATATTGCTCATTTTATTAAATAATGTGTCATAAATCGGACAAAATCCGAATTAAAGTGCATTATATTACCGATTATGTAAAATTTTTTCTATTAATTATATCTTGTAAATTCATAAGTATTTGCTCCTGATTATCACCCCAAAACATTTCGCACTTCCCATCTTTATATGGTACTTCAACCAAGAACGCTTGATACTCGTCATCCTTTGCAGTGTATCGGTAGCATTGTTCTTTGAGTGGGCAATCAGTACCTTTGCATTTTGTTATGTCTGGCATGGTTATTTATTATATGTTTCGTTATAGTATTGTTCTGCATCTCTCCATTGCGCTTCGCTAAATAGACCTTCGCTATATGCTTTTGTTATTTGAAGCTTCTCCATTTGTTTGGCTTGTTTTATAAATTCATCATCTAATCCTTCAGTTAATAATTTATATTCCAACCATTCTACTGCCGTTTGTTGTTTCATAGTTATAATTTTTCAGGTGTACCAAATGGTCCAATAGTCCATCCTTTTATTTCTGGGTCGTCATTTAAATATTCTTGTTCATTGACATAGTTTTCTGCATCATTTATATGATTACATTGAGCATCTGTATAGCCAACATTGTAGTCTTTAATACGCTGCTCCTTCTCCATTTGTTTGGATTGTTCCAATATAGCATAGCATTCAAATTTGTCTTTTGGAGTATAGAATAATTTTTCAAAAAGATAGTCTACTGCTGTTTGTTGTGCCATAGTTATTTGTTTGTTGTTTGGGAACTGCGAACATTATTAATCTCATCAGCCTCATCAAGTATCGCTTCTTCCCAACTATCTTCATGATATGTTAAAGCTATTGCACATCTTCTGTACACGTCTAATAATTCATATATAGTTGTTACATCTTCATCTATTGTTACTATTGTTCCGTTTGATTCAATTGTTATTTTCATATCTGTTATTTTATGGGCGAAGTAATACCTCTTTCGTAGAAAGCTGCCAGTATCTTCATCTCTACATCTTCGTTAATCTGTCCTATCTCTGGGTAAGTTAATACGTCTTTCAACCTGTCAGCTAAATAATCTTGAACATATCTGATAACGATGTCTTGTACCTGTTCCATGTGTTTAGTTTTATTTGTTATATAAATTGTCTAAGTAGTTATTGATAAACTTTAGCTTCCATTCACCATTGTGCCCATCTTCATCTAAGGCATACATCATGGCGTCAAATAGCTGCTGCCTTTCTTTAGTAACAAGCTCATTAGCCTTGTCGTTCACTGCTGAATGTATCGGGTCTAATCCTTGTATAAGCTCCTGCATTGCTGTCATATTGCTTCGTTTGTAAGGTTATCAATCTGCTCTCCATTAGGAAAGTATATGGCTTCTGGAACTCTCTCCTCACTTCTACTTATCAGCATATCAACTGCCCTATATACTGACTCGTCATGCCATATTGCGTGGTGTAATCTTGCGACGTATAGCATCCTTTCTGCTTCATCCATCTTGGCGAATGAACTTATTTTGTTTTGCATGGTTTGATAATTTTAGTGTGTTTAATGTTTCTGTGTGTCTTAATGTGTTTCAGCATCCCAGATGATTCGCATCTTAGTATCTCGTGTCTGTATGCCCCATCTTCTGATGTGAAATCGTAGGTTTTAATCCACTTTCTTTTCTTCAGTAGGTTTATCATGTTGTTTTTTGTTTGCGTCTTCAATAAGGTTTGCAAATACTCCGATGATAAATAGTGTGAAGGGCAGTCTGGACTTCTCTTGTTTCGGTAGCTTGTTGTAGTCCTTCTTCAAATTCTCATACTGGTCTGAAGTAAAGGCGTACAAGGCTTTCAGCGTGTTTTGTGCTGTCATTGTGTTTGGTTTGTGTGCAAGTTATACACTTGTGAATAATTAAAAAAATAAATTATAGATATTTTTTCAGTCAATTTGTATTGACTTGATAATCAAATCTTCTTGGCTCTTGGTTAGCTTAGTCAATAGCTTTATATGTGTGCCATTTTCAAATTCTACATATAAATCTGTTAGCCTTATGCTGACCTCTTGAACGTGTGGTAGTATTTCATTCATGCCCAGAGTGTACTGGTAGTGGGCGGTAATGTTTACCCTATCTCCGTCTGCTATTATCTGGCTGCCTGTTTTCATAGCTCAATTTTTATAGTGTCATAAAAGTATGGCGTATCTTCTCCCATAGTTACTGCCATTTCACGTGTTTCGTACATGTGTTCAGCTGCCCATACCCCTTCATCATCTTTATAGATGTTAATGTAATAGTCATCTTTTCCTGCAAGGAATAGGTCAAGGTCGCTATCGCTACCTTTTCTGTGCCTTCCATCTCTCTCCCATGTGGCTATTATGTCTCCAATCCAGCCAACGATAGTTGTGCCATTAGAAGTTTCTTTAGCGTCTATAATATGTACCTCATGTCCATCCTTAGTAGCGACTGGAACTCCCTTAAGGGCTGCGTCTAAGTTAAATTTTCTCATTATTTTATTGATTTATGTTATTAAGTAAGCAAATTGATTCAAGTATGCTATTGGTTTCAGCGTCATACAAATCTTCTTCGGCGAAGTTCACTGGTATTACGTCAGAATCATAGTCAATTCTGAAATTTACGGATATTCGGCTAAGGTCTTGCCCATTCTTCTTAAGCATGAGCAAGTAGTTTAATAGTGCGTGTGCGTTCATAGTGTTATTTCTTTAATGATTTCTTTTTCTGCTGGTTTAATTTCTTCTGCTATCTTGCCGAACATATATTCAGCATCGTCAAGGCTATCGGATATGAATAACAAGGTGGGTAAATTAGTTTCCTCTTGCATCATGATGAAGTATTCTGCTTGGAACTTCTTAGAATACTTGTTAAATTCATTTCGTTTTTCAATCCAAAGTTTCATTGTTGTGTGTTTTTTATTGTTATAGAATTATTTGATACTATCATTGTGTTGTCTGCAATACTATCGCCATCTTCATCCACCAGCTCAAACGTAGAGTGTCCGCCATTATCTTCTGGGAACATATCTTCAAGGGTGTCATATAGGGCTTCTTGATACGAAAAAGTTTCATCTGTTGTTCCGTCAGTGAAATTCTCAATCATAATCTTTTCAGCTTCTTCTTTGCTACTTGCTTGTACTTCATGATATTCCCTATACCAGATAGTACATTTTCTGTCAATGTTGAATGTGTAAGTTTTCATGTGTGTGTTTTTTGTAAAGTTATTAATGTGTGTTATTGAATGTTGTTAAAGGGTTGTTAATAGTATTTAACGTAGTCAGATACTGCTTGGTATATGTCTTGGTTAATCTGTTCAGTGTACCATTCGTAGTTAATTTCATCCAGTATGTTAGCCATGTCTGTATCATCCATGTCTATTGGGCTACCTGCATCTTCTTCGTATTGCTTAACGGCAAATTCAACATCATATAGGTTGAACAATAGGCTGGTATTATATCCTCTGCTTTTCAGCTCATTGATAATGTCTGTGTCTGTAAATTGTTTCATAGTTGTATTTTTATATTGTTTAGTTCAATCCATTCATCTACTAATATATTGGCTGCATCACTGCATTGCGGCATATCCCCTAATCCCATTTCTGGGTTAGATATAAGCAAGTTGTATATCATTGCCCTAAGGTTGTCTAATTGCGTTTCTTTAATCATTTTAATATGTTTTTAATTTTGTACTTGTGTGTTAATTAATTTAGGGTTAATTGGTATCTTGTATAGCTCATCAAGTATTTCAATCATTGTCGGTAGGTTTAGTTCATATTCATAAAATGCCATGTCGTGTCCATAATTATTTCCCAACCCGAATCCGTCAAATATCAGCCTATCACATTCTATTCTTGCCCCAAGTATGGCATATTCATTGTAATGCCCATATTTATCTACATAAAATGTTCTTGGTAGGTCATAGAATTCTTCTTCTGAATTATGAATATCTCCGCATTCATGTTTGTTGATGTAGTCAATAATTTCATTCTTAACCTCATCTCTTAGGTCATTGTAGCGATTGTAAAATGATTGTGTCATGTGTTTTATATTTTATTGGTTATCAATATCTTGTACCATCTTCGTGGTATTCATATTCATTTACGTCAAGTTGTTCCATTAAATTTTCGTCTGAATAATAGTCTTCAAGACTTTTCTTTATATTGTTCAGCACGTTATCCATGTGGTCTGAAAATTTATCGGCAGCATCCTCAAGTATTTTATTTTCTTCATCTGAAAATTCATGCTCCCAGTCATTGGGTTCAAATTCTATGATAGTATCGGTATATCTTCCACCTTTGTCTCTTATTGTGAAATAAACAAATTCGTGCATACTTTCTGGTATTCCTAACCATATTAGAAACATCCTTTCATCGTTTATGATAATACCTTCATCAGCATCAAGATGTGAATTTCTGTCTGTATCAAAATAAACTTTCCTTGTATTTCCTATAATCGGTTTTTGTCTGTCATCATATTCCTTGCCAAATAGCTTATGCAATTCCTCATATTTAGGTTCAAATAGGTAGCAATCATCTATTACCCATCTAATTCCCCAGTCATCAAAGTATTCCCTTTCTCTGTATTGCTCTATTGCTAATTTCTTAGCATCATCTGACAATTCGCTGAATTTGAATAGTTGTGTTTCTATTGTTCTCATGGTATGTGTGTTTTAGTATCTTATTCCTATATTTTTATAGGCATCTGATAAGGTTAAAAAATACTGGTCATTATACTTGTCTGATTTTGATTTCAGCACATAGTATGTGTCTATTTGCACTATTTTGCACCATTTGTTCTGAAAAATTATACTTTCCATATGTTTTTTGTTTAGAATGTAAAAATAGTTGTCAGATTAATTACTTGTTGTTAATGGGTTGTTAAACATACATTGTTTCGTAGTCAAAAACTATCAACTCCTTTGCGTAGTCATGGGCAAGGTTGATAACATCATTCTCTGTCATGTTGTGGAACATTTCAGTGATTGAACTATATTCAAGTTCTGTAAATGGGTCTAACTTGTACGATACGATAACTTCATTAAATTTTGTGTGTAAATGTTTCATGTGTTTAGTTTTATTGTGTTTTATGTTGTTTAGATAACTCCTTCGTCTGACAATGATGTGTAACCTTCGTCTGTTACTATGATATGGTCAAGTAGTTTGATATCCAATGCTTCTCCCGATTGTTTCATTTTCTTGGTTAGGGTTATATCAGCGTCAGAGGGCTTTAGGTTACCACTTGGATGGTTGTGTGCTATTATTATGCTTGTTGCATTGCTTAATAGTGCAAATTGAAAAACGATTCTTGGGTCGGCAACTGTTCCCGTAACTCCTCCCGAACTTACTTTATAGAAACCTTGTACCTTATTTGCTCTATTCAGTCCTATTACGATAAATTCTTCAATCCAATTTATTTTTCCTTCATCAAAACACATGCGGCATATCTCGGCTGCATCTTCTGAACCTCTAATTTGTTTCAGTTCCGATTTCTTTCCTTTAATCTTTAGCTTTATTTCAAATTCAGGTATAATTTGATTCATGTGTATTTTATTTGTTTGGTTAAAAAAAATACGGGTTTATGGGTTTCCCGTTCCCGTTCGGGTTAGTTAAAATATAGCATTTCAACTATTTCGGCATGTTCCTCCATGCCCATGTCTTGGAATGTTGCCCATGCCCCGTCTGTGTCGGCAAGTTCAACTATCTGTATTACTTCCGATACGATTTCTTTTCCGTAGGTTTCAATTGCTTCCTTTAGTGTTTCTTTGCTCATGTGTTTGTGTTTTTGATTATGAAGTAAAGGTAATTTGTAAGATGTTAAAGAACTCACAATACATTGTTAATCAGCTGTTAATGTATCAGTTCCCTTTTTTTGCAATTATGCTGTATGTTGGCTCTCACTATTATTCCCTGCTCTCTTAGTTCCCAAAATTTCTCTGTTGATATTATGCCTTGTTCAAATAATTCTTTTGCTGCCATGTGTTTGTAGTGGTCATCGTAGCCATATTGAAAAGGTAGCACATACATTTTAGCATCATCCATGCCATAATTTGTAACTATTTCGGCTGAAAAATAGCTATTCCCGTTCACCTTGTCAAACCACTCTTTTGCGTTAATGTCAATAGTTTTAATCTGTTCCATGTGTTTGGTTTTTTGTGTGTTTAAAATTGTAATGTAAAATTATGTGCTGAAATGTTAAATAGCTCACAATGACTTGTTAATCAGTTGTTAATATGCCAAGTTCATCAACTATAAAAATTATGTTATGTGTTTTTGAATAATAGCATTTTTTGTTAATTATTTCATGTTCAAATTTTATCGGGTCAATGTATTGGTAGCTTTTGTCTATCATGTGGTTAATAGCTTCATTTTCCGTCTTAAAAAATATGTATTTTGTTTCTATGTTTCTCATGTGTATTACGTTAAAGGATTGAAAAATAGGCGGAATTTCACCGCCTTAATTCTTTACCAGTTTATTGCCATTGTGTAAACTTGCATGATGAAACATGCTGAAACAATAACAAGGACAATGAGAGGAACGGCAAAAGTTTTAATCGTTTGCATTTTTTAAATGTTTGGTTAATACGGGCAAAATGCCCGTTTCGGATATTCAATCCTCATCAGCTAACCTCGTTTTTATCTTGAATAATATCCGCCCGTTAAATTATCCCAGTACGCCTCCTCTTGGGCATTAATGTAGTTTTTTGTACTTTCTGTTTCATTGTCTCCTTTAGCTGCTTGGCTGTCTATGTGGTATGCCTTACGGCTTGAATAGTCGTAAAATATCAAATCTCCCTTTTTTAATGTTTTACCAGTTTCAGCGCATTTGCTGTTGAATTTTGCAAAAATCTGTTTCATGTGTTTAAAATTTAAGGTTAAAAAATACGGGCATATTTCAGCCCGTTTATTGTTTATGCTTCTTTGCACAAAAATTCCTCCGCCTCATTGTATGTACTGAAGAAAGTTTCTTCCCCGTCTTCAAAGTCTGTTACAAGGTATTCAACCTCTCTACCAAGCATGGAACAAATTTGAATGCCATTTTCAAGGGCTATGTAAATATATCCCGAATTGGGATTGAAACCTGCCCCGCCGTCCATGATTGTTTCCCCTGCACAATGTTCAGCATAAGCCGAAAAGACATTAGCAAGTCCTTGAGCTTCGCAATATGCAATGTTTTCAGATAGTCCGTGAATTGTTAATGTTTGTGTGTTCATGTGTTTAAATTTATTGGTTAAAAATTGGTTAAGCCGCAAACGTCTTTAGTAGTTTTTTATTGTCAATTATGGAGTATGCCGCATCAAGGCTTTCCACTTCTATCAATCGCCTGTTTGCTGGGTCTTTGCTCTCCCATGAGTATAAGCCGTCAAGGGTTTCAATGCCGTATTCACAAGGATAGAAAAAAACTAACTCATAAGACTTAACAGATGCAGTAACT